CACAGGTGGCTCTGGCACAGGTGGTGGCTCTGGCACAGGTGGCTCTGGCACAGGTGGTGGCTCTGGCACAGGTGGCTCTGGTTCATCTAGTAGTGATATAAATCTCATAGATGAAAGCCCTATAACAAATGATACTACCACTATTAGTGGAGTAACGTATCATGCCGATTTAAATCCAGGCAGTAAAGTTGTGGTTGTCAAAGTATCAGATGCTAATTTCCGATATGATTGCAAATATTTAAGTACTGCTGTTATAAGGTCTACAGCTCCTGTGAAAGGAAGTATGGATGAGCAAATAGCTGATGCGAGCCTGTCTGAATTGCCAGCTAGAATGCCATACCTTTTGATTATGCGAGCAGGCTGTTATGATATGAAAGTTATTGAAATGGATAATAGCGGTGGTTTCTTTGTAAGTAAAATTAAAAGCATATCATTAGATATGAGCTTAGCAAAGGCCAGTGGGAAAACTCCATTTAACAACTATTTTACAGGTGTATACAGCACTGATAGTAATAGTGGATATTTCCCATGTGATGGTATGAGTGTAGGAATTATGAATGACATTCCACAAGACACTAGTTTTACAAAGGCATCAAGATTTCCGTTTATTTATGTTTCGTGTGCACGTACAAAAACAAATTATACGAACTCAATACTTAAATTTGGGTTATCCGGTAAGTTAAGTAAATGTGTATGTTGTGAAGCTGAATTAATGCCGTATGTTAGCAGTGACAATCAAGCATCAAATTTGATTGGCTCACCTAGTACATACTACGATTGTAATAATACTATTTATGCAGTACCAACTGAGGGTAAATATTATGATAAGAATTGGGGCCAAGTCACTATAGGAAAAGGAGACCAAGTTGTATATGGTATAGGCACAAATTCTAGTGGTAAATATTTAAGAATTGTAGAATATGATTCTACATTCTTGCAATCTGCTGGGTCTTACTATGATAAGTATCAAGGCTCATATAGAATTAATGCATCAAACAGAGCAAAGTATACATTTAAAATACCTTATACAAATACAAGTAACACAATAATTAGTTTTGTTGTATATGATAAATTAGGTGTTATACTCTTTGATGACTATGAAACAGTGTGGTTTATAAATATAGATACAGAAAGTACAACAATTTCTGATGAAATTGATGAAAGCAGAATCATAAAGAAAATTAAAGTTTCTAATGATGGCTATGGCATTCAGAGTTTATTTATATTTAGAGGACAGCTATATGCTCTATCTGCATCTACACAAGTATACATTGTTAAAATTTACTTTGCTGATTAATTATGATGAATAGAATATTAGAATTTGAACAACTGAGGCTAATAGCAATATCTGCTATTAGCTCTTTGTTAGCTATACTTACACCAACAACTGGTTTTGTATATGCTATGCTAATTGGTTTTGCTTTTAACTTATTTTGTGGTATGAGGACAGATGGCATATCTATTAACAGGTGCACTAACTTTTCTTGGAATAAAGCAAGAAGAGCAATGTTTGAATTGCTGTTATATTTCACCATTATATATGTTATATATAGTATTGTATATGCATGTGGAGATAAAACAGAAGCTGTATATTCAGCAAAAATTCTCACTTATATTTTTGATTATGCTTATATTTGCAACGGATTTAAAAACCTCATAATAGCATATCCTAAAAATGTTATATTCAGAGTGATATATCATTTATTAAGATTTGAATTAATGAAAGCCTTACCAGGATATTGGAAACCAATTATTGAAAGGCTTAATGATGAGTTCGATAAAAGGTGAATCAAAGTAAAAATAATTATGGAATTAACAGAGATGAGAAATTATGTTGAGCAACAGATACACAAGCAAGGTTCTGCCTCAGCAAAAGTCTTAGCTCCATTGTTTACAGCTATCATTGATAAGCTATCAGCTTCTAGTAGTCCTACTGGAAAGTCAATATCTACGACGGCTGTAACTATTGGAGAGCCTACTAAGACTGGAGATAACTTAGCTTCAAATAGCTATGTTGTAACAAACTTACAAGATGATATCGACCAAATTATCGATTCAGCAAATCAGAATCATGATTTAACTCATGTGGCTGTACTTGATAACAATTTGGCTATCATCTTTAATTTCTTAGAGTATAGTACCAATGAGCTTACAGCCATTGCTACAGTTCATGATGGAGAATATTATTTGCATTTATCTAAAGATGCAAATGGTTCTTATATGAATTGGACTAGAACATCAGCTATGGTGGCTCCAGTCACAGAGGCTGAAATCGAAATTTATAAGAAGCTTTTCGGTGCTGATTATGACTATGAGAATAATAAGTTTAAGTTGCAAATTGGCACATCACTTATTAATCTTACTCCTGCTGATATGCTATTAGCAGACCAAGAGTATGATAAAGTTGCTAATACAACTAACTATACAGCGATGTGGGCTAATTCTAAAGCTAAATACATTAAGTGTCATGATTGGTTCCAAGGCTTTCAGTCTGATATTGATATGCACTCAGCATTTTATGGCTCTGATGCAGAGATTATTGATTTGAATGCACCAAATGAGGAGCACGAACTTCATGTAAGTAATTGCACAAATATGTTTGCAGGATGCATTAATCTTCAACAGATTGATGGTATTATCGTATTACCCGATACAAGCTATTCTGTACTTGGTGTATTCGGAAGTTGCAATAAGCTTATTACCTTTAAGCTTAAGAACCTTGCACAAGACTTAGATTTGTCAGACTGCAAACAAGTTTCACCTGAATCAATTCTTTATTTAGTTCAAAATGCAAAAAGTAATACAACATTTGTAGTTACTTTGGAAACTTCAGTATTAGAAAAATATAACTCATCAGCTGATTGGGCAGAAGTTCGTTCAGCAGTAGAGGCAAATGGTAAAATTGTAATAGATTAACATTATGGGAGCATATACAAATTTAAAAAATGCAATAAAGCAAGTTATTAAGCAAAATGGCAATCAGGAAATCACTGGCCAGTTGCTTCAGAATACTCTTTTGAGTATGGTAGATACATTAGGAACTGATTACAAGTATTGTGGCATAGCTACTCCTACAACAGTTCCAAGTACTGATGAAGGAAATATGTACTATTTTGCAAAAGAGAGTGGTAGCTATACTAATTTTACAGATTCAGCTCATACAAATTTGCACATTGATGAGCAAGGATTGTATGTTTTTACTAAGAATGCTGAAACTGACTGGTGGAGTAGTGAAAATTTAGTTAGCATCACTCAGGAACTCGGTGACTCAAAAGATAAAACTATTAGCCAGAAAGCTATTAATGATGCTATTAATGATGCTATTGAAGGTGTAAAAAAAGAGGTTATCAAGAATTATTTTCCTGGCTTTTATTATACACAGAATGAAAAATTTAATAACAAACAAATACCGAAAACATACATTTATAGTGTTGGTATGAGCAATATACTAAGAGTACCAACATCAAATTTCACTGTTAGAAATGTTCCGATAAAAGGTACCTACGAATCATATATTATTCCTGCTATCATTTATTTAAATAAAAATTTCAGCTTGGTTAGTGTATCTGAAGAATCAACTGATGGCACAATTAGTGTAGATGTTTCAAAACTTGATAATAGTATATTTTATATGTGTGTACAAGGCCGTAAAGGGCATTCACCTATTATTGAATATACACAACTTAATAATCTCAAATTAGATACTGGAATATCTTTATTCAGTATTCTCTATACTAATGATGCTATTAATGATGCTAATAATGCTATTGAAGGTGTAAAAAAAGAGGTTATCAAGAATTATTTATACTCTAAAAAAATTTTAGCTGTTGGTGATTCTATGGTACAAGGACATTCATTGAGTGATAGCAAAAATCAAACATGGCTTGCTAAAATAGCTATTAGAAATAATATGACTAGATATAATAAAGGTACAAATGGAGCTAAATTAGCAAAAATAGAATATAATGGAACAACAGATAATTCAGTTTTTTCAAAAATATGTGAAAGTAATACTTCACAGTACATAAGTGATGATTTATTATCTACACTCGATTACATATTAATTTATGCTGGAACTAATGATATACAAAATGATGTACAAATAGGTGATATTGATTCAAATATAGCAACTGAATTTTGCGGGGCAATAAATAGTATTTGCAAAAATTTACAAAGTAGAGCACCAAAAGCACATATCGGTTTTATTTCTCCACAGCTAAGAGCAGGCATAGAGCAAAAATGCCAAACTTATATAGACGCTTTGAAAAAAGTATGCGCAAAATATAGTATACCTGTATATGACCAAGGTTTAAATTCTGGTATATGCTGGTCAAATGCTAATTTAAAAAATGCATTAACACTGAATGACACATACCACTTAAATGAGAATGGCATGGAGTTTATATCATATAAATATGAAGCTTTTTTAAGAAGCATATAAAAAAAGAAAAACTATTATATGAGACAAATAAATTATATTATCATTCACTGCTCAGCCACTAAGGCTGGGCAGGATTTTCATGCCAAAGATATTGACAAGTGGCATAGAGAACGTGGGTTTAATGAAATTGGCTATCATAAAGTCATAGACTTAGATGGCACAGTTGAAAATGGTCGTAGCATTTCTAAAATTGGGGCTCATTGCGCTGGTCACAATGCAGATTCAATTGGCATTTGCTATATTGGTGGACTTGATAAAAATGGAAAGCCAGCTGATACAAGAACTGAAGAACAGAAAATTGCTCTTAAAGCAACAATCGAATACTTCAAAGCAAGATTTCCAAATGCTAAAGTTGTAGGTCACAGAGATATGCCAAATGTGCATAAAGACTGCCCTTGCTTTAATGCAAAAGAGGAATATAAGAATATTTAATTTTTAGCTCTGGAGCTATAAAGAATATTAAGATATAAATTTATATTACTAATATATCTCAATAGCTCCAGAGCTATTAAAATAGTTCCAGTATAATATTTTAAATAATATATAATAATGTACGCGCGCGTAAAGAGATTAATTCCAATTTTAATAGTAGCTATAATTTTGGCTACTAGCTTTTATTCAGCATATCATTTCAGAAATGAAAATAAAATGCTAAAATCAAATCAAGAAACATTGCTTGATACAATAAAAAGCTTTAAAGTTTCTGATAGCCTTAATGCTATTACAGCTAATAATTTAATGCTATCATTGAAGCAATATAAAAAGTATCATGCAGATGATGCAGCTCTTATTAAACAACTGAAGGGCAAACAGCTAGAATCAATTGCAAAAACAGAATTAAGAACTGAGAATAATGTAAAAGTAAAGCCGAAAGATACTATCATTTATAGAGATAACTACATTGATACACTTAAAACAATTCTATATAATGATAGATGGTCACATGTAAGTGGCTTTATTGCAAATGACACTATATCTTTAAGCATAGTTAATAATGAAGAACTACTAATAACAGAATCACTACAAAAGAAAAAATTTCTGTTTTTCTGGTTGCCAGTAAGCATTTTTGGCTATAAACAAAAAGCCTTAACTGTTATAAGTAAAAATCCAAATACACAAATAAAATCGACAGAATTTATTACTGTGAAGTGATTTAATCATTTTTCACTTTTACAAATTTTAATGTTTCCACTCAACTCATTGAAAATCAATTACTTAAAGTCGATGGAAACAGTGGAAACAGAAATATCCTATAATTCGGAGAGACTTTTTAAATTCACACAAATTAAAGGTAGTGAAAAAGTGTTAAATAAAAAATAGCCCTCAAAGTTAAGGGGGATTTTTGTTTCCACTGTTTCCATTGACTTTAAGTGATTGATTTTCAATGAGTTGAGTGGAAACATTAAGAAACATTAAAATTCAGAATTTATTGACATTTAGCCTATGCTCCTATTTATTATATAAATAGGAGCAAACTCTGCACAAGCATAATAAAGAGCTGTACGCATGCAAATTTTCAATATACAATTTGACATATACCCTTACATGTTATCAGCTATTAAGAAACAACTCCAGTCATTCACAATTATTAATAAACTATTAACATTTATTTACATTAAAAATTTTCTCATTTAAAAATAAATCAGTACTTTTGCAGTGTAAAAATTAAAAAATAATACATTATTAATATATGGAACAGAAATTTGACTTAGCCAAAGTGATGGAGCACTTTAAGCTTGACCGAGAAGAGGTTGAGATTAAGTTATTCCCTCATATACGGTATCGAAAGCAAGCACTAGACAGAGTGCTAAGAGGAGAGGGCCAACTTACAGTTGAGCAGCTTCAAGCACTAGCCACATTATCTGGTGTATTTATTCAAGATTTGTTTTCACTCGATGACTGGAAAGGTGGACGAGAAGATAACTGCCTAACATTTATCAAAGGTGAATTCAAAGTAAAATTAAATTATAATGGCATTTTCCTTTCTTTGTACAAAGGCACAGACTTAGTACATCAAGAAATAAATGCTTCAAACAAATCATTAGAAGAGTTTTTAAATTACATAACAAGTTTAACAAATAAATTTAAAGAAAATGGAAACTGTTAAAGTATCAATTGATGTAAATTTGCATCTATCAGAGAAAACAGAACAATTTATTTTAGGATTGTTTAGTGGTAAACTAGCTGCTGCTGATAAGCCAGCTGATAAGCCAGCAGATAAGCCAGCTGATAAGCCAGCTGATAAGCCAGCTGATAAGCCAGCAGATAAGCCAGCAGATAAGCCAGCTGATAAGCCAGCAGATAAGCCAGCAGATAAGCCAGCTGATAAGCCAGCTGATAAGCCAGCTACTGCATCAAGTAGTGAAATATCTATTGAGACTGTTCGAGCTGAACTCGCTAAGAAGATTGCTAAACACCGTCCTGAGATTAAGGAAAAGCTTACTGAGCTTGGTGCTCCTTCCGTAACAAAACTTGATTCTAGTAAATATCAAGAAATGTTGGACTTTTTTAAAACACTTGACTAATGGGTAAATCACAGAAAAAGAGACTTATTGAAGCTCATTTGAGAACAATGAAAAATTGGAAATTAATTCCATACATAGGTTCACAAGGTGCAATGATACATATAGAATCTCGTTAATTATACAATTATGGGTAAACATACAACATCAGTAAAACCATCTAATAAAGAGCCACAGATGCTGAATGAGCACAGCCAAAGAGCTCATGCACTTCTTTCTGCATCAGGCTCTAAAAGATGGATAAACTGTACACCATCTGCTAAACTAGAAGAAGCAGAAGGCCCAAGACCAACTTCAGTTTATGCTGCTGAAGGAACTCTTGCACATGAGCTTTCAGAGTTGTATCTCCATCATGATATATTGAAAGATATAAGTGATGATAAGTTTAATGAGGGCTTCGAGGCTATTATGTCGAATGAGCTATTTTCTGATGAAATGCTCGACGTAGTACCTATATATGTAGATTATTGCACTGATGAGTATAAAGCTGCAGCAACAAATTGCAAGTTTGCACTTATTGAAATTGAGCAAAAACTTGATTTGACTGAATATGTGCCTGAAGCTTTTGGAACAGCTGATTGTGTTGTTATAAGTGATGGCACAATGGAAGTCATAGATTTGAAGTATGGTAAAGGTGTTCCTGTTTATGCTGAATACAATACTCAGTTAATGCTTTACGGACTCGGTGCTCTTAGAAATTATTCTTTGATGTATGATATTAATAATGTAAAGCTTACAATTGTACAGCCGAGAATTAATAATATCTCATCATGGGAAATTTCTGTAGATGACCTTATTAAATTCGCTGAAGAAACAATTAAGCCAGCTGCTGAGAAAGCATTTGCTGGTGAAGGTGAACTCAAAGCTGGGGCTTGGTGTAAGTTCTGTGCAGTTAAAAATAAATGTAGAGAACTTTATGAAGAGAACATCAAAATTGCTAAGCATGAATTTGCTAAGCCAGAATTCCTCACTGACGATGAAATCGCAGATGTTCTTAAGCGAGCACCACTGTTCACTGAGTGGATAAACTCAGTAAAAGAATATGCTGAAAAGAAAGCTATTGAGGACCAGAAAATATGGCCTGGTTTTAAATTAGTTGAAGGTATCAGCAGAAGAAAATGGACAAATGAGGATGATGTAGCAAATGCTATTTATGCTAATTTCCCTGAAGCTTCTGATGACCAGATATTTGATATGAAGCTCAAAGGCATATCAGCGATTGAAAAGCTTTTCGGCAAAAAGAAAGTTGATGAGGCACTTAAAGATGTAATCATTAAGCCACAAGGCAAACCAACTCTTGTATCTGAAGATGATAAGCGACCTACTTTAGGATTCGAAGATGCAATTAAAGATTTTAGTTAATAACAATTTAATAAATATAAGATATGGAAAATAATTCAACAAAAGTAGTTACAGGTTTGGTACGTTTTTGCTACTGCCATGTATTTGAACCAACAGCAATGAACGAAGGAGATACTCCTAAGTATAACATAGCAATCCTTATTCCAAAGGATGATGAGAAGACTATCAATGCAATCAAAAAGGCAATTGAAAATGCTAAGGTTGCTGGCAAATCTAAGATTTCAGACAAGAATGGCAATATCCCTAAGTCTCTTAAGTTGCCACTTCGTGATGGCGATGAAGAGCGTGAGGATGACCCAGCATATGAGGGTATGTATTTTATCAATGCCTCAACTACTCGCAAACCATCAATTGTTGATAAAGATTTGAATCCAATTATGGATAAGGACGAGTTCTATTCTGGCTGCTATGGTCGTGCATCAATCAATTTCTATGCATTCAATGTTAATTCAAAAGGCATTGCTGCTGGTTTGAATAACCTTCAGAAGCTGAAAGATGGTGAACCACTTACTGGTGGCTCTACAGCTGAAGAGGATTTTGGTGGTGATAATGCTTTTAATGATGACGACGACCTAATGTAATTGCAAAACTACATTAGTATGCATTCATAATTCTTATCATCGAGGCACATGGAAAGTATCTGGCTTATGATACCTGAAGTACAGATAGCAGAGGTTCGAATCCTCTGCTGCCTCCAAATATTTTTTCCACTTATGATTTTAGTTTGAAGCTGTAGCCTGTGTATTGGTGATACTTGCATATTCTTATATGTAAATGTTGGTTCGAATCCAACCAGGCTACCTATAATTTTAAAATATAATAAATATGGCAGAACACAAAGATTTGTTTATAGATATTGAAACATATTCTAGTGTCGATATTAAGTCATGTGGCTCTTATAAGTATATAGAATCACCTGATTTTGAAATATTGATAATAGGATATGCTTTTGATGATGAAGACGTAAATATTATTGATTTGGCTCAAGGAGAAGAAATGCCAGATGAGTTTGTTGAAGCACTGTTTGATGAGGATATTAAAAAGCATGCTCATAATGCTGTTTTTGAAAGAACAGCATTTAAGAGAGTAGGTTATGATGTTCCTGTTGAACAGTGGTATTGTACTTTAGTTAAATCAGCATATTGTGGTTTACCATTAGGATTGGACCAAGTTTCAAAAGTGCTTGACTTAGTTGATAAAAAGCTTGATACAGGAAAAGCCTTGATTAAGTACTTTTCTTGCCCTTGTAAGCCAACAAAGATTAATGGAATGCGCACAAGAAACTATCCTTGGGATGCTCCAGAGAAATGGGAAATGTATAAAACATATAATAAGTATGATGTATTATCAGAAAGAGAGATATATCAAAGGCTTAGTGCTTATACGATTCCACCATTTGAGCGCTCATTGTATATACTCGACCAAACAATAAATGATAGAGGTATATTAGTTGATAAAGAGTTGGCAGAATCTGCTATTGCTGTTGATGAACAGTATACTAAAATGCTTATGGATGAAAGCAAGTCTATTACAGGACTTGAAAATCCAAATTCTGTTGCACAACTCAAAAAGTGGTATACTCTGAATTATGCAGATGTAGTTGATGCCACTTTATCTGATAAAGATATTGAATATCTTAAAACAGCTAATGGACAATTTTATGATAAAGATAACCAATCAATGGCTGCAGAGGCTATTAAAATGCTACTAAAACTCGATGCAGTTAAAGATATTCCTGAACTTAGAACTGTTCTTGAAAATCGTCAGAAGCTTGGTCGTTCATCAGTAAAGAAATATTATACTATGATGAATTGTGCCATGAATGATGGACGTGTTAGAGGAACATTCCAATTTTACGGAGCGAATAGAACTGGTAGATGGGCTGGTCGCTTAGTGCAGTTGCAGAATCTTAGTAAAAATCATGTTGCTAATATTGATTTACCTCGTGAGCTTATTCGTAAAAGAGATTGGGACACAGTAAATATGCTGTATGGAGATGTTTCTGATATATTGTCACAGCTTGTTAGAACCACATTTATCGCTCCAAAAGGAATGCTTTATTCTGTAGCAGATTTTTCTGCAATTGAGGCTAGAGTAGTTTCATGGTTAGCAGATGAAGAGTGGCGAATGGATGTGTTCAGAGGTGATGGTAAAATCTATGAAGCTGCTGGTTCAAGAATGTTTAATGTTCCTATCGAAGCTATAACTAAAGGCTCTGAATTAAGAGCAAAAGCAAAGAATGCTGAGCTTGCATTAGGTTATGGTGGCTCTTTAGGTGCAATGAAACGAATGGGAGGAGATAAAATGGGAATGAGTGATGCTGAAATGATGCATATCGTAAAACTCTGGCGAACATCAAATCCTTCTATTGTAGAGTTGTGGGCTGAAATTGAAGCTTGCGCACATGAAGCTGTTCGATATCATAGAAAAGTTGTTGGAACTCCAAGAAAATTAGTCTTTGACTGTGATGATAACTATTTTACAGTACAATTACCATCAAAAAGAAAGCTGTATTATTATCATCCAGTTTTTAAAGAAAAGAAAATTGGTAAGAGCACTAGGACAAGTAAAATTCTTCATTATGAAGGCTTAAATCAGGAAACAAAGCATTGGGGCTTGATTGATACTTATGGTGGAAAGCTAACTGAGAATATTGTGCAAGCAATCTCTCGTGATTTGATTGGTTATGCAATGGAAAACCTTGAGAAAAATGGCTTTGGTATAACAATGCATGTACATGATGAGGCTATTGCAGAAGTACCAGATAATGGAGATGCTGATAAATGGCTTGATAAGATGATTAATATCATGAAGCAGCCTCCTGATTGGGCGTGGGACTTGCCACTTAATGCAGCTGGTTTCACAAGTCCTTATTACCAAAAAGATTAAAACAAATCTCTATAATGGAACTAAAACATAACATCTCATTTACTGTTGCTACTGCTTTCAGTGGCAATAGTAAAACGTGGAAGAATAGGAAATATACATGGGATAAGTTTCTAGAAAGGCTGTCAGAACCTACAGTTACTAAAGAGACTTATGCTCAGTTTATGAAAGCCAGTAAGCAAGACCAAGGCAAGATTAAAGATGTCGGTGGCTATATTGGTGCAACTCTTTTAAATGGAAATAGAAAAAAATCATCAGTGCAAAGCAAACAGCTTATAACACTTGATATTGATTTTTCTTACTCTGATTTTTGGTGGTGCTTTACTTTGCTTTATGACTGTGCTGCGTGTATTCATTCAACTCATAAATCTAGTGAGAAAAAGCCACGCCATAGACTTATAATTCCTCTTGATAGAGCAGTCTCAGCTGAAGAGTATGAGCCAATTGCTAGAAAGATAGCAAATGACATGAATATTGAGTTGTTTGACCAATCTACATTTCAAGTTAATCGACTAATGTATTGGCCATCTGTATCATGTGATTCTGAATACTATTTTGAATATCAAGATGGACCAATTTTATGTGCTGATGATGTACTAGCAACATACAAAGATTGGCATAATGTAGAAGAATGGCCAACACCATCTGCTGCAGAAAAAACAGTACTATCAAATGTCGCTAAGCAAGAAGACCCACGATGCAAAAAAGGTATTATAGGTGTATTCTGTAGAACTTATACAATACAAGAAGCTATTGATAAGTTTTTGCCAGACGTTTACGACAAGGTTGATGATAATAGATACACCTACATAAAAGGCACAACAACAGGTGGCTTAATTATTTATGACGATACTTTTGCGTATTCATTTCATGGCACAGACCCTGTAAATGGAAGGCTATGTAATGCTTTTGATATAGTTCGTATTCATAAATTTGGCAATAAAGATACTGGAAATGAAACTGAAGACAAACAGAAGAAAAGCTTCAAGCTCATGGAAGAATTTATATCTAATGATAAGCAGACAAAAAGAGAGCTTGCTAATGAGAAATTTTCTCAGGCTAAACTTGATTTTGAAGTGCCTATCGAAGAGCCAGAAGAATATGATGAAACATGGGTTGAAGAACTAAAGGTTAACTCTAAAGGTGAATATGATAGTTGCTCTGCGAATATAAACTTGATTTTGAAAAATGATAAAATCTTAAGAGGAGCATTTTCTTATAACACATTTGATAATAAAAGATATGCAATGAGAGATTTACCTTGGCGTAAACTTGAAACATATCCAGATTATGTTAGAGATGTTGACTACTCAGGCATAAGAAATTACATTGACTGTGTTTACGGAATATCATCATCACTTAAAATTGAAGATTCAATCAATATTGAAATGCAAAAGAAGAGCTTTCATCCAATTAGAAAGTACATTTCTGATTTACAATGGGATGGAGTTAAGCGCATTGATACTTTACTGATTGATTACTTTGGAGCTGACGATAATAACTATACAAGAACTGCTATTAGAAAATCACTATGTGCGGCTGTTGCAAGAGTTTTCAATCCAGGCGTTAAGTTTGATATGGTTCTTATTCTTGTTGGACCTCAAGGAACTTATAAAAGTACATTCTTGAAGAAGCTAGGAATGGATTGGTTTTCTGATACATTCTCAACTGTACAAGGCAAAGAATCATATGAGCAACTTCAAGGTGCTTGGATTATAGAAATTGCAGAGCTCTCAGCATTTAAGAAATCAGAAACAGAAGGCATTAAACAATTCATAACTAAGTGCACAGATTCATTTAGACCAGCTTATGCTAGAACTGTTGAAACATATAGCCGCCAGTGTGTATTTTTTGGAACAACAAATGATTCTGACTTTCTTAAAGACCCAACAGGAAACAGACGATTCAATCCAATCGATGTTCATCATGAGAGAGCTACAAAGTCTGTGCCTATTGATTTAACACAAGATGAAGTAGACCAAATATGGGCTGAAGCTTATGAGCTATACAAGCAAGGCGAAAAGCTTTATTTTGATGATGAATCAATTTCTGCAATGGCTAAAACAGAGCAAGTAAAGCATGCATTAACTGATGATAGATTAGGCCTTGTGCTTGAGTATCTTGATAAATTATATCCTGATGATTGGGATAAAAAAGACTTATACGACAGAAGAACATGGCTCGATGACCCACTCACGAAGAACGGGTATATTCCAAAAGATGAAGTATGTGTGGCTGAAATATGGTGTGAGTGCTTAGGTAAAGATAAGACAGAGATGACAAACTTCAACACTAAGGATGTAAATAACCTTATGAAGTCATTGCCTGATTGGGAATACATATCATCTGCAAAGAGATTTAGTTTTTATGGTAAACAAAGATATTTTAGAAGAAAGGACAGCTTATTATGATAGTAACAACATTTGATTTAATGATAAATGCACTATTCTTTTTTTCTGGCTTTACACTAGGAATCATTGTAATGTGCTTAAATAAATTTGATAAAAAATGAAAGAGAAAATAAAAGCATACTTAGAAGAATGCTTACCTTATTATTTAATTTTATATAGAGTATGAAAAAAGAATTGTATAGAATATATGGAGCTAGAGCCATGAATGGCTCTAAGCTCTGGGTTAAGTTAAATACTCTGTTTGTTAGTACTAATATAGAGGAAGCTAGAAAAGCTCTATATGATAAATACTTTAGCTCCAGAGATATAAAAATTTCTGATATTGCACTCACTTTTTGCACTGAAGTATATTATGAAAAAGAAGATAGAAAGTGAGAAAGATATTGAACGAAAACTAGTTGAGCTGTGCAAAGAGGCAAATGGAATGTGCATAAAGCTATTAACAAATCAATTACTTGGCTTGCCTGATAGAATGTGCTTATTTCCTGGAGCAAGACTAGTTTTCGTTGAGCTTAAGACAACAGGACAAAAGCCAAGAAAGATTCAGCTGTTTATACATAAGCAGCTGAAAGCTTTAGGTTTTAGAGTTGAAGTAATTGATACAACTCAAGGAGTTATAGATTTAGTAAATGAATATGCTGTATAGAAATAATTTACATGAGTATCAATCTGCTTGTATAAAGCATATTATAGAACATCCATTTTGTGGAGTATTCTTAGAAATGGGGCTTGGCAAAACTGCGACAACACTAACAGCAATTAATGATTTGATGTATGACTACTTAGAAATCGAATCAGTTCTTGTTATAGCTCCTAAAAGAGTAGCTGAGTCTGTTTGGCAAGAAGAAGCTCAAAATTGGGAACATCTAAGGCATCTTACATTTTCAAAAATTATAGGCAATCAGCAACAAAGAATAGATGCTTTAAATAAAAAAGCTGATATTCATATCATATCAAGAGACAATGTTGCATGGTTATGTGCATTATGTGGAGGCTCTAAACTTCCATTTGATATGATTGTAGTTGATGAGTTGAGTAGCTTTAAAAGCTATAAATCACAACGCTGGAAGGCTTTAAAGCTTACACAGCCTTGCTTTAAGCGTTTTGTTGGCCTTACTGGAACACCAGCTCCTAACAGCCTTATAGACTTATGGCCTCAAATTTATTTGATGGACAGAGGAGCTCGCTTAGGCAAAACTATAACTGCTTATAGGAGCATGTATTTTAGGCCTGGCAAAACAAATGGCAATGTAGTCTATTCTTATGACTTGTTACCTGAATCAGATAAAATGATTCATGAAAAAATCTCTGATATCTGTATAAGCATGAAAAGCCAAGATTATTTGAAAATGCCTGAAAGAACAGACAATTTCATAAATCTAAATATGCCAGATGATTTATACAAAAAGTACGAAGATTTTGAAAAAGAAAAAGTCATAGAGATTTTTGAGCCAAACATCAATGAAGAAAAAGAAATCAATGCTGTTAATGCTGCAGCTCTTTGTAATAAACTCTTGCAATTTGCTAATGGAGCAATGTATGATGAAGATAGAAATGTGTATGAGATTCATGATATAAAGCTTGAAGCATTAAAAGAGATTATTGACGAGGCGAATGGCAAACCAGTATTAGTTGCTTGGTCATTTCAGCATGATAGAGACAGAATAATGAAATATCTTAAAGCTTATAAGCCAAGAGAGCTTAAAAAGCCACAAGATATCATTGATTGGAACCAAGGCAAAATTCAAGTTATGCTAGCCCACCCAGCATCTGCTGGTCATGGACTTAATCTTCAAGCTGGAGGCAATATAATTGTATGGTTTGGCTTAACATGGTCATTAGAGTTGTTTCAACAATTCAATGCTCGCTTATATCGTCAAGGCCAAAAAAACAATGTTATCATACACTATTTAATTGTGAATGGCACATATGATAATGATGTTGTTAGAGCATTAAAGAGCAAAGACATGAAGCAATCAGCATTAATGGATAGTATTAAAGCAAAAATTGATAAATATTTAAAGTAATGGAAAAATGGAAAAAGCCTAAGAAAGGCGATTTAATTTGGTATTTTGGCAAACTAATGTATTTTGAAAGTAGCTATAATAGCAACTACCAATTTTCAGTGCCATCAAGTAATACAAAATCTAGGTATGCTACAAAGAATATTAATTTTAGAGATTTAATAAAATATGGAAACTACTAAAGAGGTCGGTGGAACACATTATGAGTTGCTTAAAATGCAACCAGTAGAGCTTATTGTTAAGTGCAAATTAACTTTTATACAAGGCAATATGCTTAAGTATATTTCTAGGTATAAAAATAAAAATGGTGCAGAGGATATAAGAAAATGCATTCACTATGCACAACTTGCAACTAGATATGGTGATACTGCTGGATATAAATTGCCATTAGCACAAGCTTATATGTACTGTAGAGCCAATAACCTTACTAATAAACAAAAAGGTATAATAACATCAATATTTCAAGAAGATTATTACCACGTAGTCAAGCAATGCTTAAAGTTAATTAAAACAGAGTATCCTGACGAGTATTAATGATTATTAACAAATTATTATTATTTATTAACAGATAATATTCTTTAATATCAAAAGTTTTTAGTACTTTTGCAGTATACAATTTTAAATAAGTAAGATTATGAAGAATTATTTATTAATTACATTAGGCCACAACTCTTCTGCAATTTTTGTACAAGGAGCTAGTTGTGATGAACTAAGTAAACCATTGGTTATTGGCTATGAAGAAGAACGCCTTTCTCGTATCAAGGCAGATTCACAGTTTCCTTATGACGCAATCAAGGAAATTGAATTTAATGTTGGTCGAGAAGCAATGGCTAACTGTAGAATTTTAGTATCACATTGGTTTAACCTCACTGGTTTTGAGATTCCAAATAAGTATATTACATTAGCTGATATTAATTACTTAAAAGGAATCTCAGAGGATATTAAGTTTGTAGACGAAGACTTTACACACCATGATGCTCACGCTTACAGTGCATACGCCTTCAGAGATTACTTCACTAAGCAAGTAGGCAATATACCAGTATTTTGTATTGTTGCTGATGGCTTTGGCAATAATGAAGAAGTTTTCTCAATTTATCGTCGTGACACTGAGTGTAAGCCAGAATTAATAAACAGAGTGTACAGCCCAATTAATTCACTAGGATTGTTCTATCAGTATGCAACTTCATTTGTTGGCATGAAAGAAAACCAAGATGAATATAAATTTCTTGGCTATGAGGCCCATATTGAAGAGTGCTTTATCAATGAGGCAATTATTAAGATAGCAGCTTATTCTGATGTTATCGTCGAAGATTTCAAAAAAGCATTTGCTGATAATGCCAATAAGGTCGTGAAGAAAATGGATGATGATGCTCCTTTCTGTAGCTTTGAAAAGCTCAAGTTTGTAAAGCAATATTGGCACAAAATTTTCACTGAAGCTCTCAAAGAAATTGGCATTCCTGAATCTGATGCTAATGTATTTGAAGCCAGAGTAGCAATTGCATTTTTGATACAAAGAACTGTAGAAAAGATTTTACTCTGCGTTATAGCATCTTATGGTATGAAGCATATTTGTTTAGCTGGCGGGTTATTCTACAATGTTAAACTGAATAATGCAATTCTTGAGTATGTAAATAGTGTGGATGGTACTTTATCTATTATGCCACTTGCAGGAGACCAAGGAGCAGCTATTGGTATGTATGCTGCAGAAGATGATGTTCAACAGTTCCCATTTAACACTCTCGCTATTGGTATTCGTAGGCTGTATAACATTGAGAAATATGCTGATAACGTGTTTAACATACCATCCTCAAAAGAAGAATCTGAGGAACTAGCAAGCCAGATTGCAAAGTATATTGCAGACAATAGAATTGTTGACATTATATTTGGCAATATGGAATTTGGTCCTCGTGCTCTTTGCAACACATCATCAATATTCTTGCCAAGAGCAGAACTTACTGCAGAGAATAACGCAAATAACCTTCGTAATGAAGTTATGCCTTGTGCTCCTATTTGCACAAACGAAAATGCTTCAAAGCTGTTTAATGCAGAAGAACTCAACAGAGTAATTGGAAGTGACAGATTTATGATTTGTACGCATACATACGAAAAGCCATATTCTCGTTTATATGCAGGAGCAATGCATGAAAAGACTTTATCTGTTGGTCCAGACTATACTGGCCGTCCACAGATTGTGAAGAATGGCTCATTTATGTGGCACATACTCAATGCAGTTGAAAGAATATGTGATGCAAAATGCTTGGTGAATACAAGCTTTAATGTTCATGGCAATCCTATTGTATTCGATTCTGCTGATATTATTTCTAATTATAAATTTCAGTGTGAGCATGCAAAAATGAATGGCACAGAAAAACCAATTTTAATAATCATTAAATAAAATAGATATGGATAAAAAGCTTAAACTTGGAGGATATTCATTTTTAATTGCATTTTCTGGTGGATGCTACTCAGGCAAAACCTCAACTATGAATGCATTAAAATCTATACTCGAAAACAAGTATGGACTTAAAGTTGTTATAGTAAACGAAGCTATAAGAGAAACAGAAATAGCTAAGTCAGGTGCATCAATTGAAAGCATACGATACAATGCTGATAACTACTTTAGACTTCAGAAGGAGATAATTCAAAAGAAGTATAACCAAGAACTTGAGGCTAATGCTTGTGATGGGCCAACAGTTTTTCTCTTTGACAGGGCTCTTACAGATTCTCTATTTTATTATGAGACTTGCGTGGACAAAAGCCGATTATCAGAGAAGCAAGAATATTACAAATTCCACAAATGGCTGATAGATAGAATTGGTGTTCGTATGAGTTGTATGGATATGGTTATTGAGTTTAAGCCACTCGATAATACTAATGCGAATGATGACAAAATGCGACCAGCCTATCTCAAACAGGCTTCAGCATTTGAATATGAGTGCATAAGTCGACTTAATTATGCTTACTGCAGAAAAGATAAGCAGCATGGCTTTATGAGTGTAAATCTCAATGACCCGTTCTACAACAACATCATAGAACAGATAATTGAAAATATGCAATTGATATGCAAAGCACAGGGGAGATAATTTCAAATGAGCGATGGCTGTCAATATTTAATAAGTTCTTTGGCTTCAAGCTTGAAGCCAAAGAACCTAAAGAATACATGGAAAATATAGGAGTTAGCTATGCTATCAATCCTGTAAAAGACCATATAATGACAACTTTCAATAGCAAGCTTTTTAACATAAAGAAAGCTGCAGCAATGTATTTTTGGTTTAAAAAAGCAAGTGCTAAAGATACATCAATTCTTGATTATTTTGATGAATACAAGAGGTGTATCGATGCTGAACATACAGAGTTTAATTCTAACTATGGCATTTATGCTTATAAGAGAAAAGGACTTAAGCATTGCATTGAAGAACTAACAACGAACAAAGATTCTCGCCAAGCTTGCTTTTGCATCAATAATAATATTGCTATGAGTGAAAAGTCAATTGATAAGCTTTGTACTAACACAATACAGTTCTTTATAAGAGGCAAAAATGTTGGGCCAAAATCAAAGGAGTATATCCCAGAGCTTAGAATGGTTGTGCAAATGCGCTCATCAAACTTCTTAACTCTGCTGCCATACGATATATTCATGTTCTCTGTCTTTCACTTAGAGGTTTATACTGAATTGAAAAAAGTATATCCTAATTTAGTGCCAGGAACAATCTTATTACAAGTAGCATCACTACATTGTTATAGGAGTGATTGGCAGAATTTACTTGAGAATGAAGAGCCAGAGAGCCTAGATTTCAATGACACAATTCTCGATTATGAGAACTTCAGCAAATATAAACTTGAGAAATATTTAAAATCACAATTATGAAAATTTACAAAGTAAGAGACGTTAAAACACCAACTAGAGGAACATCGCTATCAGCTGGAATTGATTTCTATGTTCCTAATGATTTGAGACCAATCAAAGTAATGCCGCATACAGATGCATTGATTCCAACAGGCCTCATTGTTAAATTTGCAAGTAACTTAATGCTTATGGCTGCTGAGAAATCAGGAGTAACATCATCAATTCAAGCTAAACAGAACTGTGGCATGAAAGTAAAGCCAGATAGCTTTACAGAGCCAACGATTCTTGGTGCTAAGATTGTTGATGCTGATTATGATGGAGAAGTTCACATTCACATCATTAATCTTGGAACAAAGAGCATTACTATTGAGCCTGGTAAGAAACTTGCACAGTTTATTCTTGTGCCAGTTCAATATGATGACGTTATTGAGGTGAAAGACCAAGGCGACCTTTACACAAAGTTTAAAAACATTAGAGGCAACAACGGCTTTGGTTTAGGAACAGGAGAAGATTAATTTTATAAAGTAAGTTCTATGGTATCAAATTCAGAAGCATTAGAGCTGGTTGAAAATCCAGTTTTCTTAAAATTCGTTGAGCATTATCTTAATGAGTGGCTAAGCCATTGTGGATGGGGCAGATGGCTTCATGAATATCAAGTAATGAAAGACCAAGGGCTATTTAAGCCTAAAGTATTCAAAGCTTTATATATCATGGAACTTAAAGGAACTCTTCACATAGGCTTTATTAAAGAAGAGCCTATACATTACGTAGGGTTATCTGCTATTGATGCAACAAAAGCTTATATTAATAATGTTGAAAGTTATCAGTATAAGATTTGTGTGATAACTGGCGAAACAGCTTGTGATGATGATGGAGATGAATACATAGAACTTACTTATGATGAAGCAACTCAAATCTGTAAATCACTCAATGATGAGGCAGAAGAGATTTTATTTAAAATTCAAAAAATGCAATAACTATGGCTTTACAACAAACATTTGATAATGCTACAGATGCGTTTGAAGCAATGTTTTCTTTGATTATGAAGCTAGGAGTTGAAACTAACATTGGCACAAAAGCTGTTTACAATGTATGCTTGACAATTCTTAACCCACTTGATAGAGACATAAAAACTACTTGGCGTAGATGGAGCAAAACTTATGCAGAAAGAGAGTGGAAATGGTTTCAATCAATGAATCGCTCAGTTGAAGAAATCAAAAAGTATGCTCCTACTTGGGATAAAATGCATGGTGGCGATAACATAGTTAATTCTAACTATGGATGGCAGTGGAATCGTAATGCACAACTTGAGACCACTATTCAGCAGCTATCTAACAATCCTAATACTCGCCAAGCTTGGATTTCTATATTTGATGGCAAAGAGAAATCAGAGTATATGTATGATACTCCTTGTACAATTGCTATTGGTTTTGATATTAAGCCAAACAGCAAAAATCTTGATATGACTGTGGTCATGAGAAGTAATGACCTTGTTTATGGCTTTTGCAATGACCAATACTGTTTTAGTAAGTTACAGGAATATGTAGCAATGAGACTGCATAGGCCAGTTGGAACTTATACACATATTGTTCATGATATGCACATTTATTCAAAACACTTTAGAATGAATATGAAATGAAAAAATTAAAACCAATATTTAAGCTTATAGTTTGGACACTTATTGGCTTGATATATTTTCCAGTTTACTTATCTGCTTGGCTATTAAGAATTGTAGCAAGAATTCTTTTAGCTATTGCATACTTTGGTACTCTTAATGGCAGAATGGGAGTACAAGTTTTGAAATCAGTATTTTTATTTGATTATGAACGAACTTTCTAATAACGAGCTCAGTAGCTACTTGCAAGAAATAAATGCGAGTGAAGCTGCTGAGCTTCCTCAGGATTTAATAGGCAGCAATGCTTGGATTCCTAATACGACAGTCAAAAATGGAATTCCAGAAAGAGGCATAAAAACAAGAGATGAAATCAATGAGCAGCTTCGAATAAAAAGAGAAGATAAGAAAAAAGCGTATAATGATAAAAAAGCAGAACGAAGAAAGCAAGCTAGAGAGATAAAGCAGAATGCTATATCACACAGCTTTGTTGATTTAAATACACCTCTTACAGTTGAGCATAAGAAGCTAATTATACAGCTTGAAACAAAAGAATATAGTGATGCTATGCATAAATATGAGCAGGATATCAATACTATATTTAAAAATCACATAATGATGTACACTCCAAAAGTAGTGAGAGCTTGCTGGGACTATTACCCAGAAGTTATAGTTCCAATGGAGCCATTTACATATCAAGCATCAGAAGATTTTGGGCAAGGACTTACATTTAGAGTTAATGTAGATGCTCCTGGGTATATTTCAGCTGATTCATTAATTAAAAAGCTAAATATTAATAGCCCAAAAGCTCTTATAGCAATTGATAAAAAGATTATAAAATTCAACAAGTTGAAAAAAGCCCAGTCAGAAAACGAAGTACGTATGGCTAACATTTTAATCAAAATAAAAACATTTTTTGAATTAGTAATGCGTAATCCTTTTTGGTATGATGGCTTAATTAAAAAATTGAAAGAAGATGCTACACCTACTAGCTAGAAGTTTAGAGCTTGAAGCTTTAATTAAAGAGCTCCAAGAATGTGCAAAACTAATGGACAATGAAACTTCAGTTTTCCACAATACTACATCTCTAATACAAAGTTATACAATTGAAAAAATAAGAATTGATGAAGCTCTTAAAATATGGAACAAACAATCAACTCAAAAATAGTTCTTAATTCTGATTGGCTTAAAGCTAGAATGAAAAAAGCTGAACAGCTGAAACGAAGAAGAGAGCATTATAAAAATAACAAAGCTAAAATTCTTGCTAGAAATAAGGCCTATAGAGCAACTCATAAAGATACGCGAGATAGGTCTGAATATAAAAAGAAGTATTATGCTGAAAATAGAGAATACTTTCTTAGAAAACAACGAGAATATAGGCTTGACCCTACTTTTGTAGAGAAGCATAAGGCTTATATGAAAAAATATCACAAAGAACATGGAAGATAAATTAAAATTAGATACAGACAATCCTGTAACCCTTAAGTTTTCTAATGATGCTTACTATTATTTCTTTGAAGGCGAAGACCCATTAGATGAAAATTCGCTAGATGAAATAGCAGAAATATCTGCAACATTTGAATTTGGCTTTGAACCAGATGAAAGTAAGCCACCAATCATTGATACTAATAATGGAACTGTAGAAATAACGATAATTCCTTACATTAGAGACTTAAGTCAAGGACCTGAATTAGACAATCTTGAATTTAATGAACTAGAATGGGATGGAGTTCACAATGATGGAGGAGTATTCCCATGGCTTTTTTATTTTAAATTCATAGGTACAAATAAAGTGTTGATTGCTCAAATCAATATGCACTTTAATAAGAGGCTAAATGACTGCCGAGGTGAATGCATTTGGTTAAATGGAAAACCTTGGATAAAATACAAAACCAAAGAATCACATAAAGGCTATTCATATATGCCAATTTGCTCACTTAGAACTACTATTTTAGATAACCAAAATGCACAGGAATTTTTAGTGCAAAAGTGATATAAAGAGAGTACTCCAGAAGCGCAGAAAGCTACTTCTGGAGCGCTCTCTTTATATTTGTATATAAATACTTATGCTTATAAAAATAATAGCTCAGAGTAGCTCTGAGACGATATAAATACCTGGAATACTTTTATCATAAGCCAAATATCCTACGCACGTGCGTGCATATAATAAATGTAAGTCACATTTATTAACTTTTTGTTAATACTTATTAACAGAAAAAATACAGCTACTTTCAACAGAAAACAGTACTTTTGCAGTGTAACATTTAAGATACTAATAAATGCTGGCTGACAGCTCCTAAGCCGAGGATAGAGGCACTAAAAACATATATGGAAAAGAATTTTAAGCAGTTTATCGAAGACAGTAAGAATGGAGAATTTGAAGGCAAAACAAGCCTTAAAGAATATCTTATCGAAGAAGCTGAGTACGAGCCTGAGTACATTGAGGACTTGAGTGACAAAGATTTGCTAGACCATTACCTCCAATATATTGGAGTAGTTGGCTTTACAAATGATATTATTAACGCTGTTGCATCAGCCTATAACTTAAAATAGATATGAATAAGCAAACTATCTACAAGGTTCTTACTCTTAAAGAGCTTATAGAACAAGTCTATAGCCACAACTGTGGTTATGAAAGACCAACCTCAGATATCAATCATGATGTGGCTTTGTACTTGTATAGCAAGACCTCTGAATCTTATGCTAATAAACATGAGTTCAAATTTGGAAGCCAAAAAGAAGCTACTTCATATTATAATAGCCTTAAAGACTACAAGTTTGTTGTTAGCCAAGTATATGATAGCATACATGATATGTTTGAAATCGTGGTAAGTGATAGTGGTAAAATAGAATTCAAATTTATTAATAAGACTGCTATATGGTAAAAATAAAAAATCCAGTTTCTGCTTGGCTTGAAGAAGGCAAGCAGAAAGCCTTAGAAGCCGAGGCAAAAGCTAAAATTAGAATATCAGATTACACTGATGCTAAAGGCTCCACATTTACAGCTTTGATAGTTGACAACATTTTTGTTGAGCGAATAACTGCTGATAACATATCAGATGTAGAGGAACGACTACAAAAGCTTCGTTCAGAGTATATTAATAAACATAGTATTTAAAGATATGAAAGTAGATAATACATTAGCCAAATTTATATTAGTATTAGCAATAGTAGCAATAGCTGCATGTACCATACTTGGTTTTATAAGCATTGACAAAAGTGTATCAAATGGATTTTTTGCAGTAGCCTTTGTTGTAGCATACCCAATTCTATTTGGAATGTTATTTGCAATCGGCTTTAGCTTCATTGTCAATAATAAACAGGAGGACTAACTATGGAGAAATATAGCTTAGACAGAGTCAATGGAAATGCATATAGCATTATGGCCTCAGTTGCAGCCATGATGAAGGCTGAAGGCAAATCTAAAAAAGAGATTGATGAATACTTGGCTGAGGCTAAATCGCAAGATTATAATAACTTAATTGTTGTTTCTTTAAATGTGGTTGAAGAACTTAATTCAAAGTATAGAAATGGCCATGATGAAGAAGACTACAGTGAAGACTACTATGAGGAGGACTAGCTATGAGTAAACCGTTAGATGGACTTTGGGTTCCAAAGCAAAAATCAAATGATATAAATCAGTTGGTTGGAGAACTTAATACACTACTAGGTGGCAACTATTTCGTTGCCACCTTGATTCCAGCTTCTACTGCTTATGTGTATCAACTCGATTATACAAATTGGGCTTGGTCCCATGATAAACAATATAAAGAATTGTGTATCGATGAGGCTTTGAAGTTTAAACATAAAGAAATGAAAGCCTATCTTATGGGACTGACTTTAGGGTTAACTTGTAAAAAATAAGTACTTCACTAATTTTAATAAATGTTGAACACTTTTTAACATAAAAAACGCTCTAGTATCGAAAAAAACAGTTACTTTTGCAGTGTTCAATTTAAATAATAACAATTTAAAAATAAAAAGATTATGGCACAGAAGAATTATGCACAGATGCCAACTAAGAAGTTGACAGCATTATTGGAGACAACTACAGATGAAACTGAGAAAGCAGCTATTGAGGCTGTACTTATAAAGCGTGGCCAGCTAGCACCAAAGAATGATGCTCCTGCTGCAGAGCCTAAAGGCTCTAACTCAGAGCTCTCACCAGAAGAGCAGGCAGCAATTGATGCAGCTAATGCAAGTGGTGCTGAGGGCAGCGAATCAAAGCCAGCTAAGGAGAAGAAGGCAAAGCCAACTGATGAGGAGCGAATCGCTCTCGCTGCTAAGCTTCGTGAAGAGGCTGTAGGCCACAAGTGTCAGGTAGTACCATTCAATTCTATTACTTGGGTTGATGGTGTCGTTGTAAGCATTGTTGAGGAGAAGCGCACAAACAAGTGCCTCTACGCTGTTAAGGCTGATGATGGCCGCCGTATCGTTAAGGCTTATGGCTCTGAGCTTATCAAGATTTCTGATGAGGTTGTAGAGTTGGCTCACGCTCCTCGTGGTGGTCATGCTAAGAAGGAGGAACTTCCAGAGTGGACTGCTGAGGAAATTGAGAAGGCAATTCAGGAAGTTATTGGCAATGTCGGTAAGCAGATTTCATACGTTGAGACTGGTGCTCTTGGTAAGGAGATTGAGAATGCTCCAACTATCCTTGGCCGTATTGTTTCACTGGTTCTAAACAAGCGCAATCATACAATTCTTTATCGTATCGAGATTCAGCCTGCAGAGGATGCTCCAGAGGGAACTCCTAAGAAGTATGCCCACAAGGTAACAACAAACAGTAAGTTGGCTATTGCTGAGGAGCTCGATGACGAGGGTAAGAAGATTAATGAGGCTTTCGTTGCTCGTCACAATAGCGAATCAAAGTCATACAAGGCTAAGACACCTGAGGAGGCTCTTGCTATTGCTGAGCAGCAGCTCAAGAAGGCTGAGGACCTTAAGGCTAAGGCTGAGGCAAACATTGAAAAATGGACTGCTAAGATTAATGAGCTGAAGGCAAAGATTGGTGACACTGATGATACTGGTGATGCTGGTGCTCCTGCTGGTGATGTTGATGAGAATGGTTCAGAGGAGGGTTCTAGCGAGGACCTCATGTAATTTTTTTCATACGTCAATTAGATGATTTATTTCTTATAGGGGAGTGAATAAGTCATATTTGTTAGAATTTTAGGTTAACTGAATGCCAATTAGCTGTGAAGCTAGTTGGCATTTTTTTTATGCTTGCAAATATAAGCCAAATTTACAGTATTCAAATTTGGCTTATACATTTTTCTAGATATGATTTATATCTTCTAGTACAGTATGCCTCTGGAGCTATTTCTTTAGCTCCAGAAGCACTCATATATAATAGACGATAAATTATATATTTAAATAAAAATAATCGTTTCTGGCTATTAGTTACTTTTGGATACTAAGTATCAAAAAGATACTATCTTGTGCACATGAGTGCATGAGAATATAAATATATGCTCTCTGAACGCTCTGGAGCTACTCTAGAGCGTTCAAATATATTAGACGATAAATTATATATTTAAATAAAAATAATAGCTCAGAGACGATTTTTTTCTATAATCTATATTATGATAAATAAGGTTTCTGGAGAAAAAGCATAAAAAAAGGAGCTAAAAAGCTCCTTTAATTATTGGGCATTAATTATAGGCATTGCCTCGTCTATAATAGTACTTGCGAGGTGCATAGGCATTATGCCTTGCTCTATGTAATATATGTCAGCCTCAGTATAAGTAAGCTTGGCTTTAATAGCTCTCTGAGTGTCCCACATCTCGCCATACTTAATAAACTTAAAGCCATTAGTTCTAAGTACTCCTTCAATAAAATGGTCGACAAAGCCAATTTGCTTTGAGCCCTCAAGATAAATTTTATTTGCCATATTTATTAAAATTTTAAATTATTAATTCTGCTGCAAAAGTACTGCTTTATTTTTAAATAAGTATCATTATTACATTATTTAACATAAGAAAAAAGGAGCTTGCTAGGCTCCTTTAATTTAGAATACTTGCAACTCTAATTTAATTAAAGAATTGCTTTCAGCGACCTTATTCATAGCTTCAATAGCACTTCCTTTTTGCTTATACATCTTTTTGATTATGAGTTTATGGGAACGTGACTTAAGAGCTGGAACTCTAGGATTTGTAGTTATGAATACACCAAACCCTCGTGGCTTTGTATTAGTGCCGCAAGGAATTGTTTGAACTGAATAAGCTCCATTGACAGCTATCATATATCTAGCTGTATCAGGAAGTCTCATATAGATAACTTCCTGTTCTGATTTTTTCTTGCTTGCCATAAACTTAATCTCCTATGCAATAAAGATAAACTTCTTCGAACTGAGGTGTACATCCGACTCCAATATCAATACACAATTCAAGTTTGATACAGTAGTCTTTATGTAACTGTGGAAGAGATTCATTATAGCTATAAACATACCAGCCAGCTGGATATACCAAAGGTAGAGTTTGGTCACAGTTACTACCACCAACTTCAATTACCATATCATCGTTAACAGTAGTTTCCATTTTAGACTTGCCACCATCATTTGGCAAAAACATATGAATGAGCTTTGCTTCTTGTTCTGAGTTGTCTTTAGACCAAGGCATCTCAAACTTGCCACACTGCTCAACATTACCTAATTGGCACAATCCCTCGATTATGTCAATGGCACTTACTAACTTAAATGTTTTCATTTCCTTATAATTTTAGTTCTCTGCGATACTGCATTGAACCCTAGAGGAGAATCGAACTCCAACAGTGTTCCAAATAGGGTTATTTGCCATCAACGAATAATTGTATTTTCAGGCAATTCAAAGATTTCAGCTAGCTGCTCACATCCACGATTAGTAGTCTCATAGAGCTCATCCAAATACTCTTCAATGTATGCCTCTACTGATTTCTGGCCAATGCCATAAATGATAGTGAATTTGCTTTCTCCAACTAAGCGATATATGAATCGTTTTAAGTATGGTTTGAAGCATATTCTCCAACCCATGATACAATGGCTATCAGCTGGAAAATAGCTCTGTGACTGCATTTTTTTGATAAGCCAGACTTTATCGGTCTTTGAAATATCAGCCTCTTTGCCATTGCAGAGCATAACCAACAACTTATATGATTTGCTCTCTGTCAATTTAGCAAAATCATAGTTACTATTAGGATTGAACTTGTAAACTAGCTTTGTTACTTCTTTTGTTTCCATAATTCTTGTCATTTAAAGGATTGATAATGTTAATTTGAACCCTAAGGGAGAATCGAACTCCAACAGTGTTCCAAATAGGGTTATGCTATTGTTACATAAGTGCCAATAGCATCGAGCATTACAGCAGGCTCAGTGAATTCTAATCCTGTTGCTTTCAAGTAGTCTCTCATTAGCTTGACTACATTCTTGCCTTTAGCAAGCAGCATTAGAGACTTGCCAACTGGAACTGCAGTTATGAATTCCAGTTTTTTATGATGGCAATAGTCTCTGAAGTCCAGATACAATTCTTGATGTGTCATATTAGGCATCAATTGGTTCTAATTCAGTTAGATAAACTTCGTATTCCTCGTTTATCATGAGGCCATAAGTAACTATATCATGTGTTGGTCGTGTTCCTGGGGTATCAGTTATACTGTATACCTGTGCAGCCCAAATTCTAGGTTTATCTGAGCACTCAGTTACCCCTGCATCTGACCAACCTCTATTTTTGTTATCATAGAAGTCAACATAGACACTGTTACTGTTACTAAGGCCAAGTTTGTTAGCAACCATATAGGCTACATCAAACACATTAAGACCTGCTTTCTGAACGATTAAATAATTTTTCTTTTCCATAATTCTTGTCATTTAAAGGGTTGATATGTTAATTTGAACCCTAGCCAGGAATCGAACCTGGACTATGTTCCAAATAGGGTTAGTTACTCGTCTTTGATATTCTTCAATACCTCAGACCATTCTTTTGGTGTCAGCCCTGTGAATATCACAAGGGCTGATGAAATGATTAGGAAAGCTGCCATATTAATCTTTGTAAGCAATTTTGTATAATACTAGTTTATAGTTCTCAATTCTAAGTTCTCTATCAATATAGATACGTACAGCCCAATAGTGGTCAGATGAGCTTCCTGTCATAGTAAGCTCTACTTGGCCAAAAGTTGGCTTATTCTCGTCTACTGTAGAAAGCGAATCCAATAAGCTCTTAGCCCCTGAGTGCAATCGTAGTCCCATTATAGTAGAATGAGACTTACTAACCTCATCTGGGTGGTCAGCCTCATAATTCTTAGCTACAGTGACTAACTTACTAGCAATCAAATCATGGCTCTCAATAGAGAATACTAAATTCTCGTCATTAACCACAAGCTCGAATACAGCTTTAATCTCGTTTAATACCATAAATTTCATTTCCATAATTCTTGTCATTTAAAGGGTTGATAATGTTAATTTGAACCCTAGCCAGGAATCGAACCTGGCAGTGCTCCAAGTAGGGTTAGTTCGCTGTAGCTATTACAGCTTCTTCTAGGCCAAATACATACTCGCCACAGTTAGCCTCAAATCTAAGTTCACTGTACTCAACATTCTCGTCAGTTATTACAGCCCAATATTTGGCTTCTTCTGCTGGACGCATAGAATCCTTGGCTATGTAATATGAGCCAATCACGCAGATATCATTACTGTTGATATCTGGGTTGCCCAAGAGTTCACTAATGGACTTGATATTCGACTTGATGGCACTCTTTAAATTTTGGCCTACTTCTTGTTTGATGATAATAATTCTATCCATAGCTCTTATAATTTTAGTGTTGAACCCTAGCCTAGAGTCGAACTAGGCCTAGTTCCAAATAGGGTTTAGTCGATGACTATCTGATTAGTCTCGAGGTCTAAGTACAGCTTAGATACGAGTGTACGCTCTTTTGGCTCACCATTCTCGTCAGTTTCCTTAGACACTTTGTTAATAAGATAGACCTTAGACATGTCATCGTCGTTACTGCCCTCGGCTCTAAGCTCTATGAGGGCATTGATAGCAGACTTCTCTGCGCAGTAGTGTACGTCGGACTTGTCCATGAACTCGCCTCCTAGGGTTACTTCGGCCATACTCTGGCATACGCGTACCTCGAAGTAGTTCTTACGCACTGGGCGTGATGTGAAGGCCTTTGCCTTCTTAGCAGCCTCGCGTGCCTCCTTAGCGGCCTTCTTGGCCTCTTCAGCAGCCTTCTTGGCCTGCTCCATCAGGCGGGCAGCCGCAGCCTTTGCAGTCTCAGCCTTTGTCTCCAACTCTTGTGTAGGGTTCTCTGCCTTAGGGGCCATAGCCTCTACTGAAGGGTTCTCTACTACGTTCTTGTTCTCTACCTGTGCCTTTACGGCGTTGTTCTTCTTAGTCATAATTGTTGAATTTTAGTGTTATGGGGCAATAGTGCCTTTGAACCCTAGCCAGGAATCGAACCTGGCAGTGCTCCAAGTAGGGTTAGCCGACGACGCGAATCTCGTCAAGGGTAATTACACAGTCATCATACACACGGAACTGCACATCCTTATGATAGCTGTCATCATGTGGGTCTAAGTTAATCTCGGCCACCCAATACATGTCCTCGTCAGCGTGCATAAGTCTTGGGACGGCTACGCGAATGTCGTTAATGCCATCTAGGGCGTCTTGCCCACCACATAGTGTGTTACATGCCTTGCGCATAGCGCTATATACGTTAGTACCCTTTGCTTGCTTAATAATTGTAACTGATGTGTCCATAATTTTTGTCATTTTAATTGTTAATAATAGTAGGTTTAAGGGAGTCGAACCCTAGCCTGGGCAGGCGTATTCCTGCCCAGGGCCACGAACCTTTATGACTAAAATTATCCCATCTGTTCACTGCCTATGGGTGCATTGTCCAATATGTCAAATATCACTCGGCCACGGGTCCAGTTGGCCTAACCCTTGCTGCTTATAGACTACAGCTAACTATGGGGTGCCCAGCCCCTACGTATACGGACTTTATATAATTTTTATAATTAATATATTTGGCCATTATTTTTTAATGACAGTGCAAAAGTACGAATTTTTTTTTTATTAAATATTATTTATACGTTTTTTAACGTTTATTTTAACATTCATTAAAAATTTTAACGTTTATAACTGACTGATTTTTAATGAGTTATATCGTTTTTGTCAAATAATTTTTATTAAAAAATTCACGTTTCGGCATCATATATAGTGGAACGCACGCGCGACGCGTCCACCCATGCACGCTATAAGATGTACGTACGTTTCGCGCGTGGGGTGCAGGCCTATGTATAAGGTAGAAGGCGTGTAGGTATAGATAATTTGGGCACGCGTAGGTATAGATAATTTGGGCGTGTCATGCGTGATGCACGTCAGGTGTGATGCGTGTCGGGCGTACGTATCAGGCACGTGTTGGGCGTACGTGTTGGGCGTACGTGTTGGGCGTACGTGTTGGGTGCAGGGGTGCAGGTATACAGGTGTGCCTGACGTGCCGCGCGCGTATTAAAAAATTTGGGTATAGGGGGTAGGGGCTATATATAAATATTAATTTTAAATCGTCCCAAATTAATTTTAAATATGGCTGGGGACGTCGAAATTATAAAGACGATAAATTATATATAAATAAAAAAATAATGCCCCACGGACGATATTTCACTTAAATTCACGAATTCATTAAAATAAGTGAATGGCAGGCAGGCTATAATAAAAATTCCTGATATGGGGAAATTTTTTAATATAAATTAATAAAAATTAGGCCCCCTTCATGATTGCCATAAAGCCAGGCCCCTGTAAGTACATGTACATTGTCGCATTCTTGCTCTAAAATTTTTCAGCTTCAATCCTAATATATGTAATTTCATTTCACTAATCTATGGAACTTAGGCTCCAATCCTAATATATGTAATTTCATTTCACTAATCTATGGAACTTAGGCTCCAATCCAATATACGTAATTTCATTTCACTAATCTATGTAATCAGGCTACAGCCCTTATTTATACTCAAAAACAGCAAAAGTATGTAATTTAGGTCAAAATAGAAGTGTGATTCATGCTTTAATTGCAGGCATGGTGTCCGAATAACTCATTGAAAATCAATCACTTAGGCATAACCCATTGAAAATCAATGAGTTCTGATGTTTCCATTTAACTCATTGAAAATCAATCACTTAGAGAGATGGAAACAAAAGAAACATCCCCTAGGGACCTTTTCAAGAGAATAAAGGCTATCTGCAGCTATTTTACATACTTATATGTATGAAATCCACCAAAAATCCTTTCACTCCCCCGATTTTAAATTCCAAGGCTAATTTCTGTTTCCAGGCCCTCCAAGTGATTGATTATTAATGAGTTGAGTGGAAACGACAAATTATATTGACATTTTTCTGTTCCACATTGATAATCAATGAGTTATAATTTTTCGTTCCTTTGACAAATTCTAAGTGACTGATTATTAATGAGTTGAGTGGAAACGACAAAATATTATGACATTTTCAACTGTTAAAACCAAATTAACATTTAGGCATAATTTTTAAGGTTTTATGCTGTAATTCTTTAATTCATGTATTTTATTATTAAATTTTGTTAATTATTTATTTGGAACACATGTTTTTTCGACTTTTTTTATTACTTTTGCAGTATAATTATTAATTTAAAAGCATTATTATGAACAAAGAAGAAACTTATACAAGGGCCATTGCCTCTCTGCTTCCAGACCATTCTTCAGACAATGAAAACTTTAATTATGAAGAATCTACAGAGAAACGTGCGCAACGAGCCTTAAATAGTAGCCAACAAAAGTACAATGCTGCCACTCTAGCTAAGATGAAACTTGCTGAAAAGCAACGACTAAAGTCACTCAAAGGCAAAACGCCAACTTCAGAAAGCGAAGCACAAAGAATTGAAGAAGAAAAAAGAATTGCTGAGCAGAATATTGAAGAGCTGGATGCTGTTGCTGAATCTCCTGAAGCACAGAACTTTTTAGCTGGTGAAGGCCACTCAGATTTATCTCCTTATGCTGGAACAACAAAAAGAGATGTAACGAAAATGCTTGATTCTCTTGGTATAAACCTTAATTTGTATCTCACACGTGCAGACACATACAATTTATTATCTTGCTTACTCACCTGTAATGAGGCACAATTAGATGCTCTATACACAAATCCAAAAGTACCACTCGCAATTAAGACAGTTATAAAACGATTGCAAGAAGATTCAAGGCTTGGAAACATTGAGACAATTGAAAAGTTATGGGATAGAATATTTGGAAAAGCTGATAAAGCTAAGATTGATATTCCTGCTACAGGCCAATTACTAAACCAGAGTGGAACTCAGATTCAAGGAGTACAAGGAATAATTCCAAATACAGTTGTTTCACGTGAAGCATACATGATTATCAGAGATACAATAATAGGTAAATAACAATTAAATTAGCACAGATTATGAAAGAAGAAAATTATAAAAGCATTATTAGAGAACGCCAGATATTACAATTTGACTTAGATTACAACTTAACAGGAATATTTCCAAATATTGATTGTATTGGTTTGTTTGGGTTTTCTAAAAAAGAAGTTGTGGCTGCTATTCTAAATCATGAATACACAAAGCAAGGCTATTACTATGTAGTATCACCTATGCAACAAGAATACAATACATTAAATGATAAATACAAGCATGTACTGCAGATAAATAAAGTTGGGCTAATACATAATATTTATACTAATGCATCAGACGCTATATTGAATTATGGAAATATGATATATAATTGCTTTAAGCCAGAGTATAAGCACTATGCTTATGGCTTTTATTGGGCAAAATCTGTTACTGATAGAAGCTTTAAGATTTTTGATATCTGTAGAATAAACAGATTTATTTTGCATACAAACGAAGATGGCTCAACTCTTTTATTTAGAAACATAAAGCATGCATCAGAATACTATGAAATTTCAGAAGATGAAATTTATGATAAGCTATTTACACCTACTGAATGCTACAGAAAAAATGAATGGCAATTTATAAGAACTTTCAATAATTATGATGATGCTTGCTGTAGAAGCATTGATACATTATTATCAGTAAATTCATTAAATTTTGAAGACCCTTTTAGTGATATATCATGCCTCGTCAGAAAAAATGACACTTTAAAAACCAAAGAAAAGCCTTCAGATAAAGATATATTAATGATAGACAAAGACTATTTTGAAATAAAAAGAGTATTTTTAAATGCAAATGAAGCTAAAAGAAAAACTGGCATATCTAACATTTGGCTTTGCTTAAAGCATGTCAATGGCCATAAAACAGCTGGTGGCTATAGATGGATGTACAGAAAAGAGTATAACGACTTAATGGAGTTAATGTAATATGAATAAATCAGCACTAGAAAAAATGCAGTCTGATGTCCATGCTAAAATAGCTGGGCATCAGATTGATACAAAAGAATTGTTAAAGCTCGATATGCTCTCATCTCTTGAGAAGTATACGAAAGCAATGTTTAAGGCACAATATAAGCGCTCATTTGCTGTAAATCATCATCATAGATTAATGTTCAATGCGTTACAGGATGTTGTTGATGGCAAATGCAATAGACTAATTATCAATATGCCACCTCGATATTCAAAAACTGAAGTGGTAGTTAAGATGTTTACATCATGGTGCTTTGCTTTGAATCCAACATGTAAGTTTTTGCATCTCTCATATTCTGATACTCTTACAAAAGATAACTCAGCAACTATAAGAGCTGCTATGATGGAACCACTTTATAAGACACTGTTTCCAAGCTCACAGCTTGAAAAAGAAAAAGGTTCATCAGAAAAATGGAAAACTTGTGCAGGAGGAGAGTTCTATGCAGTTTCTACACAAGGACAGGTAACAGGATTTGGTGCAGGACAGGTTGATGAAGTTGATGAAGACGAATTATCATATGAGGACCTTACATTTGATAAAGAATTGAATCAAGTATTAGGCTTGATGGATGCGCGTAAGAATATCTTTAATGGTGCAATTCTTATAGATGACCCGTTGAAACCTGAAGATGCTGAATCAGATATTGTACGTGAGCGTATTAATACTCGATTTGAATCAACTATCAGAAACCGTGTCAATTCACGTAACACTCCTATTATAATTATCATGCAGAGGCTTCATGAAAATGACTTATGTGGTTATTTGCTTGATAAAGAGCCTGATGAGTGGACAGTGCTTTCAATGCCAGCAATTCAAATAGATGAAAACGGTAATGAAACAGCATTATGGCCAATGAAGCATACTCTTGCAGAGCTTCACGCGATGAGAGCACTCAATCCAATTATTTTTGATACTCAGTATATGCAGGACCCAAAGCCAAAAGAAGGACTTATGTACCCTGATGGCTTTAAGACTTATAAGCCAGAGCAGTTGCCGCAAGGACCTGAAGCACAGCATAAATGGAACTATACAGATACTGCAGATACAGGTGCAGATTCACTCTGTTCTATAAGCTTTATTGATACACCAGAATTCATTTACGTTACTGATGTTGTATTTACTAAAGACCCAATGGAAGTAACAGAGCCTGAAACAGCTAGAATGCTTAATAGCAATAAAACTACAAGATGTTTGATTGAATCAAATAATGGTGGTAGAGGCTTTGGGCGAAATGTAAAACGTATATTAAGAACTGTTCTTAGAAATTTTAGATGCCAAATCAATTTCTTTACTCAAACAGAAAATAAGTTCTCACGTATATTTAACTGGTCAGCTAACGTACAATCAGAGATATTAATGCCTGAAGGCTGGGAAAGAAGATGGCCAAAATTCTATCAAGCTCTTACAAGTTATAGAAAAGACAACAGGAGACGCTCACAGCATGATGATGCGCCTGATTGCTTAACTGGAGTTTATGAAATGCATATCGGCAAGAGAAGTCATAAAGGTATAAGGAAAATGAACTAATATTCCTCTGGAGCTATTTTTATAGCTCCAGAGCTAAACACATATATTTGACGATTAATTATACTCTTATATAATAATGTACGCGTGGAGATGAAATTTAATATTTTAATGATTTTTAACTAAAAAAATTTCCTCGTCTCAATATAATAATGTATATTTGCGAAAAGTTGATAATTTCCTCGTCTTAGGTAGCATATCACTTGCCTAGTGTCCGTCTAAGGTGATTGTGAGGTTCGATTCCTCAGCGAGGGCTAAATCGCAGATTAGAGCAGTTGGTAGCTCGCTTGGCTCATATCCAAGAGGTCACAGGTTCGAGTCCTGTATCTGCAACAAGATTTGTACGCAAGCCTGCACTCATTGCTGGTATTGCAATAAAATGTTAAACTATAAAATTATTAAATTATGGGATTGAATTGTGGATGTCCAGTAGGTAAGCACCTCAATGACCTTACAATTGATGAGTGCAAAGAGAGCTTTGGACAGATTCAGAAAGTGATTTTTGCTCGAATTTTTAGCTCTACAGGAGTTAAGAATTCACTTGCAAAGGAAACCATTACAGGGAAAGCCACTATGACTCCATTGTTTGCTGCTTCTGATGGCACTAAGTTGATTATTTCTCCTTACATCCAGAATCCAACTACAGAGCCTGGTGAAGCTCGCACATTCGGTGGTGGCAACCAGACACTTGGTGGTATTGAGATTGTTATTGGCCGTGAGCCAACTACATTTACTGGTGTATTCTATCAGGAGAATCAGGCAACCATTAAGACACTTAAAACTTACTCATGTGAGAAGATCGGTGTGTTCTTGATTGATGAGAATGGAAACATTGGTGCAGTAAGTGAAGACGGCACAAACTTCTCGCCTATTCCAGTTGATAAGTTCTTCGTTGGTGACAAGAATCTCGGTGGCTATGAAGAGCCAGATTCTAACACAATCAACTGGAGCTTCTATCCAAACTGGTCTGATAACTTGGTTATGATTAAGTCTGATACACTTGATTACAATCCACTTACAGACCTTGTAAACGCAGCTTCAAAGTAATATTGCTTATGGCACGTGAAATTAAAAAGCCTGTTAAGATGGTACGGTTGGAGACTGAAGAACTCTCACAAGAGTTCGAAGTCTCTCACGCCGAGAGAATTCTCGATATGGGACCAGTCCTAAATGGAGGATGGCACGTACCTGAAGATAGTGAATACGAATATACTGAAGAATATGGTCTTAGACTTAAATCAAATAAAGAAAATAATGCTGGAAAGGCATAAGCAGCAAATTATTAAAAGAGCTGTTAACCTCCAGAAGCGCGTTAGGTTCCATACAGAAACTAACGTATCTTTATATGATTATAATGCTCCAGCTTCAATCTTTTTGGATTGGGTTTCTCACCTCCTACCAAAAGATAAGTTTGAGACGTTTAAGCACCTTTTTCAGTATCCTCTTTCTTCTTCTGCTGTAATCGAGGATGTGTATAGGGAATTGGAGAGAGTTTTTTACAGCCGTAATGCTTCGGCTTCATATCAGTTTACTTCAAGTGAGCTGCTTGAAGATTGGCTTGATTACAAAAAGAACTCTCTCCATGAACCTGACATCTGGAAAACAGAAGGATGGAAGGAAATGCAAGTATCGCCAAATAGTATTTTGGTTATAGATTTGCCTCAACAGCAGATTGGCTTTAGACCAGAACCATATTTCTATTGGTTGAATATTTGTGACGTTATTGACTATGAACTTGTAGAGAAAAGCTCTACAGAATTTGAGTGGCTGATATTTAAGCAGCCAGATAATAAAATCGCTGTTTTTGACTTTGATACTATACGTGTTTTCCAACTCAATGAGAAGAATGAAATCCAGTCATTAGTAACAGAAGCTAAACACAACTTGGGCTTTTGCCCAGCTAGATTCTACTGGTCTACATCTATTAATGAGAAGTACCCAGATATCAAAAAGAATCCAATCACAAAAGAGCTATCACGCCTTGATTGGTTTTTATTCTTCTCAATCTCTAAGCAGCACTTAGATTTGTATGCACCATATCCTATTTATTCTGCATATGAAGCTGATTGTAACTATGAGAATAATGAAACAGGAGAATACTGTGATGGAGGATATTTAAGAGATGCTGATGGCAATTATGAGATACTTGCTGATGGCTCTGTTAAAAAATGCCCATGCTGCAGTGAAAAGCGAATAGCTGGTCCCGGTTCATTTATCGAAGTTCCAGTTCCAAATTCTGCTGAAGGCATCAATGATATGAGGAATCCAATTCAAATAACAACCATTGATAAGGATTCGCTTGATTATAATGTTGATGAGTGTAAGCGATTGCATGATGAAATTGTAGTTTCTGTTGTTGGCCAAGGTGGTTCTGCATCTGTCAGTGATAAAGAAGCTATCAATGAAACGCAAGTAGCTGCAAATTTTGAAAGCAAAACTTCAGTTCTTAATGCTCTTAAGACTAATTTTGAGCAAGCACAAAAGTTTGTAGAAGATACAATTTGCAAATTGCGTTATGGTAAAGAATTCATTTCATCATCAATAAGTTGGGGAACAGAATTTTATGTATTCACAGTTCAAGAACTGTATTCTAAGTATAAATCAGCAAAAGACAGTGGAGCTACAGAAACTGAGCTTGATGCTATAATGCAGCAAATCATTGAGGTTGAATACAGAAACAATCCATTGATTCTGCAAAGAATGCTGATTTTAAAGCAATTAGAGCCATACCCTCACAAAACACAGCAAGAGGTACTTGATTTGTATAAAGAAGGCCTTTTGAATCTGTATTTTGTTAAGCTTAAGATTAATTTCTCTGAGCTTGTTGCACGATTCGAGCGAGAGAATATTGATATTGTTGAGTTTGGCTCATCATTGCCTTTACGAGATAAAGTAAAAATTATTAAAGATAAATTGTTAGAATATGTCAAACAACTCGATGAACAAGGCGGACCTGCAAGAACAGCTTCAGGACTTGAAGGACCGACAGGATGAGCTTAAGCAGTATTCTGCTGAAAGCCCTGATTACAATCCTGAAGAAGTTAAAACAGAGCTGGCAAGCAATGCAAAAAGAATTGCACAGCTTGAAGCACAGATTAAAGCATTGGATGAAAATGCTATTGAGCCAGGTACAGAAAATCTCGTACAGCTCAAGGTATCTTTCGGCAATCGCTTCAGTGCTAGAACAGGTAAGGAGATTAATAAGCCACAGCCAGTATGCTTTTCATATGGTGAGTGGCAGTTGTTCAAAGAATCATATAAGCGACTTGGCTATCAGGTTACTGAGGTAATCAATGACCCTTACAGTGATGCTGCTGAGCTTGTTTCACAGGACTAAATCAATTAAGTTATGATAACAATTGAAATGTTAAAACAGACGGCTGCACTTAGTGCCCTCACAGAAGCACAAATGGCAGCTATTGCAGAGCTTTCAAAAAATGATGAAGCTACTGTAATTGGTACCAAGATTGGTGCCCTTCATGGTCAGTATGATGCTGATATTCTCAATACTTCAGGAATTGCCAAGAACAACGGAGAAAAGTCTTATGACTATCTCAAGCGAGTTCTTGGTGATTTTAAAACAAAGCTTGACAGCACAAAAACATTGTCTGCTCAGCTTGAAGCCCAGAAAAAGAAAGTTACTGAGCTTGAAACTAAATTAGCTGCTGGTGGCTCTGATGAAGCCCTTAAGCAGCAACTAAAAGATGCAAAACATCAAGTAGTTCAGCTTCAGACCCAGCTTACACAGAAAGGCGAGGAGTTTGAGAATGCTAAGAAGCAGTATGAGCAAAAAGAAAAAGACTTACAAGTTGGTTTTGCTTTCACTAATGCAACAGCTGGCCTTAAGTTCAAAGCTGGAATCGCTGATTCTGTTCAGAAGATTTTGCTTTCAGCAGCTAAGGATGAAATCCTTGCAAAAGGTACTCCTGATTTCATTGATGATGGAAATGGAGGCAAAAAGCTTGTTCTTAGAGATGAGAATGGTAATACTCTCAACAATCCTAAGAATAATCTCAATCCATACACACTTGATGAGCTTATTATGGAGACTAGCCTCAAGGATGTAATTGATACAGGCAAGCAGCAGCCAGGTGGTGGTACAAAGCCAAATCCTAATAATGGAGGTGGTGGCTCTGGCACTCTTGATTTGTCTGGTATTAAAACACAGCTTGATGCTGATAAGGCAATTGAGAACTATCTGCTTTCAACTGGTCTTACTCGTGATAACATAGAGTTCGGTACAAAAGCACTTGAACTTAGAACTGAGAACAATGTTGCAGAGCTTCCAATTCGATAACGAACTGATTGCTGTACAAGGGTAATGCACCATATCAGTCATAATATAAATAACAACAATTAAAGTTTAAATTATGAGTTTAGTTTTAACAAGAATCCAAAACATTCGTGCGAACTCAAACCTTGATAAGTATGAGTATCGCCCAAGCCGTTATGGTGCTCTTGACGCTTTCATTCAGCAGTCTAACGACCCTACCGGCATTCTTACTCCTGAGTTGAAGGAAAAGGCACGTACAAGTATTGGCAACATCCTTGAGACGCCAGTTATTGATTATGATGGCAACATCACAATTGGCAATGAGCGTACACTTACCATCAATGATAGTGAGAATACTTCAAAGATGGTTCAGGTAACATTTGCAACTTACGCATTCGGCTTTACGATTGCTCCTGCTATGTACATGAACAATGAGATTGGCATTCAGAAGGACTTTGAGACCAAGATGATGAAGTACATCTACAAGCTTGCTCAGAAGCTTGACCAGGATGCTCTCGCTAAGCTTGCTACTGAGAAATCTCAGATTATCAAGAATCCTCTTTTGTATACTGCTACAAAGGGACAAATCAGTGCTAAATGGACTGAGCGTGAGAATCTGTTCGGTGACCTTGACCCAATCATGGCTGCAAATGATTTCTTTGGTCAGTTGCACATTGTCGGTGATGCTGGTGTTGAATCTATCATGCGTAAGCTTGCTCAGCATGGCCTTTACAATGATGTAAACAAGCAGAATGAGTTTGGCAATAAGGTCGTTCACTTGACCAACAATATGGCTCTTTCAGCTAGCAAGTATGCTCAGGGATATGCTATTAATTCAGGTTCACTTGGCTTCATGACACGTTTTGAGCGTGATTGTCTGCTCGGCACTGTGTCTGGTGATGGCCATGAGTGGGGTATTGCAACATTGCCATTGCTCAATATTCCTTGCGGTACATACTTCTACGATTCTGTAGGTGATTACTCAGCTATCGCTGGCACAGCAACTGCTGATATGACACGTACACGTAAGGAGCACTATGGCTTTGCTGTTGATATTGCCTTTATGACTGCTTACAACAGTGATAAGACTAAGTTGGCTAGCCCAATTATCGGATTTGATATCTCTAGTGAGAATGCACACTATGCTGTTCCTGTACAGCAGGTTGTTGCACCTCCTACAGCATAATCTGTGCTAATAACATTTAGTTGTTATTAACTTTTGGATAGGTCCGGCAGGAGGATGCGCACATTGATTTGATGCGTATTCCTCCTGTTTTTGTATAACATTATAAGTAATATTAGCACATGATTAGAATAAAAGAACTGACAGAACAGCTTTTACATCTTGTTGGATGGCAGCAAAGCTATGATACATCAGAAATATATTTATCAAGCAATCTTACACAAAGTGAAAGTGGTATGTATTTTCAACAAATGCATCCACTATTGACACTGCAAAATTTGTTGAGCATCGCGCCTGATTTTAAAAATACAAATTTTACATCTCACAGTGTTAACAGTACATATAAGAAAGGCACTGTTGTTAAAGTTGAAGATAAACTTTATAAATCAATAAGTGATGTACCACAGAATATAGAAATTAGTAACACTGAATTTTGGTGTGAAACAAATCTATTTTCTGAATGGCTCGAAGATAAAACAAAAGCAAGTATTATTAAGCTTGTTAATAAGTTTATTAATATGAAGCTAGCAGATAAAGCCTCAAAATCTCTTATTGAAAATAAAACGCTGTTTGATGGAACTGGCAGAATCACAAGTACTGTTAGAAACCGCCACAACTTTGTTGGCTTTGAGCTTGACACTATTCGTAGTAAAGGTGTAACTGTGAAGATTAATAAAATTGGCCTTCAGTTCACTAAGCCAGGAACATATAAGATATTTATAATGCACTCATCAAATGATGCTCCTATTTATATCTGTGAATTCACTAAGGTTAGAAACAACTCTATTGAATGGTTCGTGCCAAAAGAGGATATTTTGTTGCCTTATGAAAGTGATTTCAATGATGCTGGTGGTAGTTGGTACATCGGCTATTTCCAATCAGACTTACCTGAAGGCAGTGAAGCTATAAGCAGAGATAGAGATTGGTCTACTCAGCCATGTAAAGCTTGTTCTAGAAGTGAATTTTTAGCTTGGCAAGCTTGGTCTAAATATATAGAAGTTCATCCATTCTATATTGATGAAGACCAAATTCAAGCTGTTCGTTTTAATGATGAAGATTTTGATGACAGCTTTGAAAAACAGCAAATTCATATGTGGGACGTTGAAAATATAACATACCAATATGACAACAACTATGGAATTAATCTAGAGTTGTCTGCTTATTGTGACTTAACTGACTTTATTATAAAGCAGCGTCATATATTCCAAGATGTCATTGCTAAGCAAGTTGCAGTTGACTTCTTACGAGAGTTTGCTTATAACCCAAATGTTAGAACTAATCGTCGTTCAATCAATGCATCAAGAACTGATATTCTCTATGAATTAGATGGAGATTCATCTAGCATGAAGCATTCTGGCTTAAATTATGAGCTAGATTTAGCTTTAAAAGCTTTGAATTTTTCAACACAAGGACTTGATAGAGTGTGTCTGCCTTGTGTAAATCATGGTTTAAAATATAGAACTGTATAAAATATGGCTATACGATATTTCAATACTTCAATTCGAAATCTTGCTTGGCGCCTGAGAAAATTTGATGAAATCTTAGGTAAAGAACTCGTGAATGAAATTATGGCTCATGAGGATGAAATCATAGAGGCTGTTGTTCAGAATCAGCTTTATGATCGAGGCATAAATGGTAGAGGCATTGAGATTATGTCGTATGAGCCATATAGGCCTAGTACAATTAAAAGAAAGAAACGAAAAGGCCAGCCATATAATAGAGTAACACTTAAAGATACTGGCGAATGGTACAGTTCTTTGAGGTTAGTTTATGATGTAGATGGTTTTTTCATAACAAGCACAGATGATAAAAATAAATACTTAAAGAAAAAATATGGGCCTCTAATTCTCAGATTAACGAATGAGAATTTGAGCATGATTCTTAATAAGTATATAAGGCCAAATTTAAAAACAAAACTTGAAAATTACTTGAAGAATGGAAGATAGAGTTATTAAAATTCCTATGAAGGAAAATCCTGTTCTTCTTGATAAGATTATACAGGACATCCAAACAAGATTAAACGAAAAACTTGACTGGCTTAATAATGCATTTGGCAGAGCATATAAGCTAGTTCAACACCAAGATGATGGTGGAAAGTTTATCTATCCAGCTGCTTATATCGGCAATTCAGAATACATATCGCTTTTGCCAGATGACAACTATGGAAATTTCTGCTGGTTCGATATTTATGATTCACAGAAAATAACTAATGTAGTACAGTCTACACCACAATTTACAATAAGTGGAGCTATTGTTTTCTGGTTTAATCTTGATACTATTTTTTCTGATAATGACGCAATGTACACAGAAGAAATAAAAGATGAAATTATCAGAGTACTTACAACACCAGGAATTGTAAAGCAAGCTGGACGACTAGAAATAACAGAGATATATGAGAGATTTGAAAATATATATAGTGGCTATTCAATAGAAAAAATCTATAACAGCCATCAGTACTCTGGCCAAGATATTCAAGCTCTCGATAAGATGTTTTTTATGCATCCATATTCTGGACTTAGATTTGAATTTACAATAACAACAAGAGAATTATGCCAACGATATATCAAATAACAATAATAGCATTGCTCACAGCATTTATAATACTAGGAGCAACTAAAACAGAAATAAGATATAAAGTAAGAGATGCTTTTGATTCATTATATCTTAAGCGTAAGATTAAACTTTACGTGTTAATAGCAAGTATGCTTAATTGTGATTATTGTTTTAGCTTTTGGATGTCATTACTGATTTCAATTGTAGCTTTTATAATATCACGAGATACAACTTGGCTTTTAACTCCAATATTATCAACTCCTATAGCAAGATTTTTATTATGAAAACAATTATACTGAACAATCATGAAGTGAAAATGTATGATAGCATTGATGAAATGCCTATTATCAATTTTCAAAAATATAATAAATTTTTAATTATCGATGCAGGACTAGGTAGCGATATTGATTCTATAGATGAGCACTTGGTAAACCTTGCTAAGCTTATTAAGTTAAATAAAGATAAAGCTCAACAAGAATTGCAGAATCTACGTCAAACTATGCATTTGATAATTTCAGGAATATCACCACAACATTTAGCATTCACAGCCCTTATTAAATCAATTGATGGAAAAGAGCTAGAAGATTTTTCAGATGAAAACTTAAAGTCAATTTTAGATAAACTAAAAGGAACTAAGCACTCATTGATTATAAGTATTTTGCAATCAGTCAAAAAAAAACTCTCATCAGAGCTAGAAGTATACTTTCCAAATGAGTTTAGCAGTTCAAGAGATAGAGAGGTTTATGATAAGCTTAAACAGCATACACTACTACAATTAGAGAGCATAGCAAATGGGACAAACAATGCTGATAAAATTGCAGAGATAGATGCTATGCTGTTTAACTTACATAAACCTAAATCTTTTTATGGTAATACATCAGTAGAAATAAAGTATGATAAGCAATTTGAAACTGCATGTATGATTATTAGTCAAAAAGCTAGTATGAATGCAAAAAGCATGACAGTTCTTGAATTCTATAATACACTTAATAATTTATCAAAACAAGCTGAAGCAGAAGCTAAGGCTTATAAAAAAGCAAGGAGAAAATAATTATGGCAGCAGATGATGACAAGATAAAGTTCAGTGACCTTATCGCTGAAGATGATACCATTAATTACATGATTTTGCAGCTTGATGATTTAAATAAAAGCTTTGAAAAAGTAGTTAATGCTATTAGAGCTGGTGCAATTAAAATAACTACAGCATTGAAAAATGCTAGCGGAGCTACAGCTGAAGGACGACAAGAAATTGATGATGCAGCAATAGCAGCATCAAGACTTGAAAGAGCTCAGAAAGAATTAGCTTTTGCTATGTCTGATACAGGAAAGCAAGTAGCTTGGCTTAAAGAGCAAACAAAAGACTTCAATGCATCTTCAGTAAATCAAAAGAAGATTATTACTTCACTTGAAGGCTCATATAATAAGCTCAAAGCTGAATTAACTGATAATGTAAATTTATGGAAATCACTTAGTGAAGCAGAAAGAAATGATGCTAATGTTGGTGGTGAAGTACTCATTAAAATTATTGGCATTAAAGATAAGCTTGCTGATTTGAATAACCAAATGAAATCACAAGTTGCTCAGATGTCTGAACTTGAAAAAGCACAAGAACGCCTTAACTATTTAAGAAGTGAAGACGGAAAAAAGCTTATTGAGGTTAAAAGACAAATTGCTGATTTGCTAAGAGGTGAAAAAGAAGAAAAGCAAACTATTGACCAACTTACAGCAGCAAAACAAAAACTTGAGCAAGCTCGTTCTGAAGAAAATCAGCAACTGCAAAAAGTTAATGCTGAAATAAGGCAAGCTAATCAGCTTGCCAAGTTACAAGCACAGCTTAATGAATCAGAAGTTGGTTCATATAATCAACTTGCAGCTCAATATGAAATCAACAAAATAAAGCTCAATGCTATGGGTCAGCAACAAAGGAGTGCTACAGCTGAAGGCAAAAAGCTTGAAGAAGAAACATTGGCAATTTATCGTCAAATGGTGCATCTACAGGAAGCTACTGGTAATTATAGACTTTCTGTTGGTCATTATGAAAAAGCATGGAATGGACTTGGTAATGCAATGAACCAAATTGTTCGTGAAATGCCATCAATGGCAGTTTCATTAAATACTTTCTTTTTAGCTATTTCAAATAACTTGCCAATCTTATGGGATGAGATAGACAGAACAAGAGAAAAGAATAAGTTATTAAGGGCTGAGGGTAAACCTACAGTATCTGTAACTAAAACTATTATTTCATCTATTTTCAGTTGGCAAACAGCTCTTATTGTTCTTATTTCAGCTTTATCATATAATGGAGAAGAGATTTTAAAATGGATAAGAATTGTGTGGAAAGGCCAAGATGCAGTAGCTGATACAGCTGATGTTATTAACAGTGTCAGCGATAAAATGGCTAAAGAAAATTCACAACTTGGTGAACAGCTTGCAGCACTTGATAAATTATCAATTGGATGGAAAAATCTTGGCGGAAACTTAAAAAAGCAAGAACAATTCATAAAAGATAATAAATCCGAATTTGATAAGCTTGATGTTTCTATAAGAAATGTTCATGATGCTGAAAATCTCTTAGTTGATAATACAGAAGCTTTTAAAAATGCACTGTATGCTAGAGCTAAAGCTGCAGCTGCTATGCAAGTGGCTGCTGAATTTTATGGTAAGGCTATTCAAAAGCAATTTGAGTTTGAAGAGAAATATGGAGATAAACCTGGTGGTTGGCAAACATTCCTTGCTGGTGGTATAACTGGATGGTTTAAGGAAACAGTTCTTGGAGAAGAAGATAAAGAGACAAGAGAGACTTTAAAGCATATTCGTCCTAAGATGAAAACTCAGTATGAGAAGGAAATTGCTTATGATGAAGACTATGCTAATAAAGCAGTTAAAATAGCAAATAACTATTATGACCAGGTTGATAAAATTTATAAGCAACTTGGACTTGATACAGCTCATAAGACTTCAAAAACTAGTAGAGCAGCACACCAAAGAGATTTAACAGACACTATCTGGAAAAATGACCTTACAATTCAAAAGAAGTATGAAGCTAGTATTACAATGCTTCAAAGGGATGAATTCACAAAAAGAAAGCAAGAAGCTGTTGATTCTGCTGAAGCTACTATTCGTGAAATGCAAGAGAAGTTTAGAAAGAATCAAACATATCTTGTTGGATTCAAAGGCATGAAACCTCTTACACAAGAGCAAAAACAACAAATTGAAAAGCAACAAGAAGAAATCAAAGCCATCATTGAAAATACTAGAAGAAAGCTTCAACTTGATGAGCAAGATATTGAGGATGAAAGACAGATAGATAGTATTACTAAGCTGCGTCAAACAATGAAGTTCAGATACAGCACTGTAACTGAAGAAATTGAAAAAGAGAAAAAGCTTAGACTACAACAACTTGATGATAGAGAAGCTTCTTATTCTACAAAAGCAGCTACAGTTGGTGATAACAAAGAAGCAGTTGTTACTGGAACTGCTTCAAAAGAGCAACTTGCTGCTTGGCATAAAGAGCGTGTAAAGCTTGAATCTGAATATGACCAAATCATATATAATTTAAGAGCTAGCGAAATTGAAGGCCAGTTAAATCTTGTTCGTAAAGGAACTAAAGAAGAAAGGCAACTACTCTTAGAGCAAGTTGAAAATGCCAGAAAGCTTGCTATAGCTCAAAATAGAGCGAAGCCAATTGAGCAGCAAGAATCAGAAGCAGATATCAATGCAAGATTTAATAAAAAGAAAGTTCAAACTTCAGGTAGTAATAGACTTGAAAACTTTACACAACAGCAATCACTTTCTAAGTCAGAGTTTGATTTAGCTAAGCATACTTCAGATGAAATTAAAAAATATGAGTTGGAGCAAGAAATTGCTTTGTGGAATGAAAAAATAAGGCTAGCAAAAACTGGAGCACTTGATTGGTCACAAGCACAAATTGATGCAGCTAAAAATACAGTTACTAAGCTTAAACAAGAATTGGAAAAAGTAAATGATAGCTTAAACTTTATTGGCAGACTTGGTAAGTATGGTGCTACTGGTGTTTTGTTATCTTATATGGGCTTTGATGATGATGGTATTAATGCATGGAATAAAGCATGTGACCAAATAATATCTAATCTTCAAGAGATTGCACAAGCAGAAACTGATATAGCACAAGCTGCTGTTGATGCTGCTGAAAAACGAGTAGAAGCAGCACAAACTGCGTATGATGCTGAAGTAGAAGGACGAAACAATGGATATGCAAATCAAGTAGCAACTAAGAAAAAAGAGCTGCAACAAGAAAAGAAAAATCAAGCTGAAAAGCAAAAATTACTTGAGCAAGCTCAAAAAAGACAAGAAGCTATTAATACTGTAATCCAAGCATCATCTCTTATTACTGCATCAGCAGAAATATGGAAAGCTATGGCAGGAGTTCCTATTATTGGACCAGCCCTTGCAATTGCAGCTATTGCTTCTATGTGGACTAGTTTTGCTGTAGCAAAAGTAAAAGCTAAGCAAGCTACAACAGCTGCGAATCAAGAATATGGTGAAGGTGGTCTTGAGTTCTTAGAAGGTGGCTCTCATGCTTCTGGTAATGATATAGATTTGCATCAGAAAAATTCTAAAGGCCGAAATATGAAAGCTGAAGGTGGAGAAGCTATGGCTATAATCAATAAAAGGAATACAAAAAGATATAAGAAAGTATTACCTGATATTGTTGATAGCTTAAACAAAGGAACTTTTGAAGATAAGTTTATTCAAGCTTTCTCTAGTAGTGGTTCAGTTCAAAATCAATTTGTGCAAGTTGAAAATAAAACTGATTTGTCAGCAATTGAAGCTGGAATTGAGGCTTTAAAGAAGCAAAACCAAGAAAAAGTTTATGCATTGCCTGATGGTAGAACGCTCATTGTTAAAGGAAATGTAAAGACTTATATCAATAACTAACGCATGTCTCTGGAGCTATAAACTTAGCTCCAGAGATATATTAATTTACTAATAATATAAGATTATGAATAAAGATTTTTATATTCTCAAAGGCGAATTAATGAAAGCCATTAGTGGCAAATATGATACACAGACAGGTGAATTTGTGAGTACATCAGATGTTAATCAATATTGTACTAGCATAAGGCTGACTGATTTAAGGCCAGCTAATAGACCAAATATTGATGTGTTAACTATTTTAGCTCCTGATGTAAATTTCGTAAATGCTAATATTTTTTATTATGGAAAAGATAGTAAGTATCTTGGATTTACAAATGTTGATATTGAAGAACTAAACTCAGGTAATCTATCTGATTTACTTAACCAGCAAGGCCTTGATAAAGCTTATCAAATTGCAATCGATTTCAAACTCGATTTGACAGACTTAGAATTGAAGCAAATGACACAATCTGAAATTGATGCAATGCTTACGCATGTTTGGTTTTATACAGGCTTTAAACTACAAGAACCACATTATAGTAAGCTGACTAAAAAGTTTAAAAAAGAAACAAATCAAATGTTCTTTAGAGAATCAATTGATGGAACTATAAAAGTATTTGGCTACGATTTTGACTTTATTAATTCACAAAAGCTTGAAACAAAGTATTTACTAATGATACTAGATAAATATAAATTAATATCTTTAAATTCATTTGTAAAAACTGATTGTAAGCTTAATACACGCAAGCACTCAATAGAATTGAAGCTTTCAGCAATTGATAAATATTCAAAAATCATAGACAAATATGATAACACTTATAACTTGATTAAACTTGCTCCAGCTATAACTCCTTTAATTCTTACGAAGCGCTTGCTATATCAATTCTATATACAAGGTGCTGATTCTGTTACATGCTATGCAAATGGCACATACTGGGAACAAGACGTTAATGACACTGTTGATAATAAAGATGAATTAAAAAACAAGTATTATTTTACAGAAAATTTCACAAAGCAAGAGATAAACATAACTGCTGATATGTTTGCAGATACCGCAGCTTCTGTTGGCTTTACAGGACTTTTTGTAAGGGATGAAAGCTATAGTGGATATAAATGGACTGCTGCATCAGGTGCAACATTAGAGCTTGTTGCTTTAACTGATGAAGAGAAAAAACTTTATAAATCAAATAGTAGAGCCCTCGGTTCAGTTTTAAATGCAGCTACATTGAAAACTGAAACTAATACAGCAGGAGAAAGTGCTGATAATGTATTTTGGCTAAAATTAACTAGCCAAATGGCTGCAGCATATTATAAATCAACTGCCTTATTATGTACAGGCTATACTGCTAAAAAATTTGATGGTATATTTGGAACAGATGGAAACTGTATTATGAAAAGTAGTATACCATCAGTAGATGGTTCGTATCTTCAATTTGATTTTGTTGATGCATTAGTAGATTATATTATATGGGCCCGTATATTAGCTGATGTAGATACTGCAATTGAGCCATCAACTGGAGTAACAAAAACTTTATATGATTTACCAAAAGATGATTTTGTAACTGAGCGAGTAAACTATAGAAAATGTATTGGACTGACTGGCTTAAGCATTAAGCAATCATCATACACTGTGCAGCATCCTACAAAATATGGCAGAAATGATTATAATAATTATTTTTCAAATAACTTTGTAGATAGCACAACAAAAACATCACATATGCCTATTCCAATTAGTCGTAGTTCATGGGCTAACACTGCAATATGGGCTATTATTCCTGATACGTGGAATGCATTTGAGGCACAATTTAGAAAAACATTTACTTTAAAGGATGCTTATTCTCTAGCTGATGTAATTAAAGCTTTACTACATAAAATCAACCCATTAATAAAGTTTGAAGCAACATCAGAGTATAGTAGATTTCTGTATGAAGGAGATACAGATAAGCCAATTATTCCATTTGATGGAAGTAGAGTTGGTTATGTGCCATTTATTGCTCCTAAATCTAATGTATTAAAAGGTAATTATGACCAAGCAGCTCAAAAAGCTGAAATAACATTAGAGCAAATAATGAATATGCTACGTGATTGTTTCAGATGTTATTGGTACATTGATGACAGCTATAAATTAAGAATTGAGCATATTAGTTATTTTATGAATGGCCTATCGTATGAGACAAAAGCACCATATCTTAATTTAACTACAAAGTATGATAAGTTTAATAATAAAGCAGTTTTATATGCACAAGAAGAACAGTCCTATACTAAAGATGATTTGGTGTCAAGATATGAATTTAGCTGTGCTGATGACCAAACTGACACTTTTGATGATATTGCAATTGATGTTAACTCAGTATATACGCAGCAAGATAAAACAGAAGATGTTAATCTTGAAGTATTTTCGACTGATATTGATTTGATGCTTTATGCTCCAGATAAGTTTTCAAGTGATGGTTTTGCACTAATGATGGCAAATAAAGATACAGGTAAAGTTCCAATAGCATCTGTATCAAGCCTTAGAGATGATGAATATGTGCATGATTATTCTGTAACACCTCAAAATTATCTGTGCTCATGGCTATATTTAGCAAGATATTATATGCTTGATATGCCAGCTAAAAGTATTACATATACAAGAGCACCTATAGCAGATGCATATAGAGTAACAGGAATAAAGCAATTTCTACAACAAGATATTCAGTTTATCACAAGTAAATATTTAGATATAAATGGACTTATTAAAACGTCAGTTGGAAATGGCATATTTGATTCTGCTTCAGTTAACATAGATACAGGAATGATTGACGCGACTTTGGTTTTTAGTCCAAAATAAAAACAAGGTTAAATAATTATAAAATATGTTATGAAACTTTCTATTTTCGAATATATCATTTATATTTGCGATATGAAGTATTTTAAGGTAAATCATAAATCACAATCTCAGCAATATGGCAAATCCAATATGTTTATCTCCGTTAAAGTTCTATGATAACATCAGTAAGCAAAACCGCTATCGCAGTTTTGCTTATGGCCATGTTGCTCCACTCATCACAAACCCTAATGTAGTTACACCTTTCTGTATTAATCTTGGAACGCAGAATGCAGGTAAAGCACATTCTATATCTGAAGTGTGGCTTTATAATGCTAACACAAATAGCAGAATAGGAAATTATACAGAAAAGTTTATTGATGCAGGCTTACACATTGAAGAGATTAATGGCTGTGTAATGATATGGTTTTTAGGATTGTTTCCTTTAACTGGAACAATTGATTATGAAGGCCAATATTTTATTGAAATAAAAGAAGTGTCTCATGAGCCAATATTTTCTGAAGTATTCTGCTTTAGTATCAATGTAGATGATTGCCTTAAGATTGAATATTGGAATCCAGAAGGCAATTTTTATATTGGAGGCAAATATCCTATTTTTCCATCAGAAAGAGCATTTCATAATATTGTGCTACTCAAATCTGAATTAGGAAAGCCAGAATATTCATTTGAAGAAGAAGCAACAAAAAGACTTGGTTACTCATTTATTGAAAGCCAAGTTTCTAAAAAAACATATAAATTTAACACAGTAATACCTGAGTACCTATGTGATGCTTTGCGTATAATTAGGTTATGTAGTAAAAAGCAAATTACTAGTAGAGGTGAAACTTATAATGCTATGAGCTTTGATATTGAAGTTGAATGGCAAGAACAAGGTGATTTAGCTTCTGCTACTTGTGAATTTGATGTTGATAATATTATCACTAATCTTGGTGGCTTTAAGTATGAAGCACTTGGTGGTGATTACAATTCTGATTACAATGATGACTTTAACAATGAAAATAGTGGGGGCCAAACTGATACAGGTGGTGGCTCTGGCACAGGTGGCTCTGGCACAGGTGGCTCTGGCACAGGTGGTGGCTCTGGCACAGGTGGCTCTGGCACAGGTGGTGGCTCTGGC